ATAATATAATCATGTCAAACCTCCTTTTTCTTTTATTATAACATAAATAAAAAAATTTGTCAAATTCTCAGCCAAAACTTGACAAATGCAAAAATTTTTAGTATAATATTCTTAGAGTTAAGAAAGAAAGGAGTGAATACATGACTAAACTTGACTATTCCATAGAATCCCCTCAAGATCGAACAACCTTCGTCTCAAATCTCCTCTCCTCCACTGACCCCTCTACCCTAACCTCTTAGTATCTAGAAACCCTCGCTGATTATCTAATCATCGCATCGGAGAAGCAAGAGCGCAAGGATTCCCGCAAACGAGAACTTCTCACCGCAAACCGCACCACTACTATCACCAAATATGAAACTTCCTTTGAAGGTCTCGCTGCTGGTCTTGAGAATGGAGAAGATGGTATATATAACCTTACCTCTAACCGTGATACTCTCCTCACACCCAAAATTTCAATCACGCCGCAAGATCTCGCAGAAATCCCCCTCTTGCGGCAGCTCAGAGATACGATCTCCACCTGGGAAACCGCTCTCCGCAAGGCGACTGGGCGTGACGCATTTATTATCAAGAAAGCCCTCATCGAAATGCGGAAAGACCAATACCTTATCAAATAGGCTTACCGCAAACCAATCGTCCCGCATAAGCTCTCAAATCGTGGTTCTTTTCCTGTCTCAATCGATGACCACTCCACCTATTCTAAAGGTGAATTAACTGTCGCTGGGGCCTCCCTATTAGATCCTTCTTTTGTTGCGGCGCTACTCTAGGATTATTCTCGTCTTAAACAAGATAGTTATGATCGTTTTGAAGGAGATACTTGGTATCTAATTCAAGCCTTGGAAGAAATAACTGACAAAGCTCTAAAAGAATATCCTATTCATCATCGTATCTTAGAATACAAAATTGATGGTAAATCTAATGCAGAAATCCGCACTCTCATCAAAGAAGAATTTGATACTCTCTATACCCCAGAATATATTTCTGCGCTCTGGTGTAAAAAAATTCCTCGTCTAATTGCGGACGCCGCTTAGCGTGATTTTGTGGTGTGGCAGACCAACCTCCGCAACCTCCCCACTAAAACTTGTACTAAATGCGGCTGTACCAAGCCTAAGTCTTCCTTATTCTTCTCAAAAAGCAACACAAGTAAAGACTTCTTCTATTCTATTTGCAAGGATTGCCGCAAAGCGAGATATGCGGCGGGGCGTGCCGGTCACGGTGACCAAGGAGCTTTACCGCGTGGTGACTAAGATGAAAGGAGAATTATATGGCACAACGAAGATGTACTAAATGCGGTCGTCTACTTGCAGATACAGATTTTTACACTTCCAACAACATAGAAAGATTTCCGCCAGATGGCAAGATGGCTGAATGTAAAAAATGCTGGTCAATGCATGTAGATAACTGGGACCCAGATACCTATAAACCATTACTAGAACAATTAGATATTCCTTATATCAAAAGCGTATGGGATCAACTCTTAGAAAAATTCCTCTCTAAGAACGATGCCTCCAAAATAACAACAACAAGTGTTCTGGGGCGTTATGTTTCAACTATGAAACTGACTCAATGGAGAAAATATCGCTGGGCGGATACGGAAGAGCTAGCAGCGAAAGAAGAGGAAAAACTACGAAGCGCTCTCGTGCAACAAGGCTATACGGGCGAAGATCTAGAATTAGAAATGAAGAGAGACTTTGGACCGCAACGTCCAGTGTCTGACTTGCGGCAATAGGAAGACCCCACCGCAGGTCCTTCTTCTATTGTTGAGGAAACCGCCTATGACCGTGAACTTGCGGATAAGCTATCAGAAGATGAAGTCCTAGGTCTTAAACTTAAATGGGGCGATGCTTATCGTCTTAGTGAGTTAGTCCGCATGGAAAAACTCTATGCAGATATGATGGCATCTTATGACATTCAAACCGCGAGCCACAAGGATATTCTTATTTTCCTCTGCAAGACTTCTCTTAAATTAAATCAACTTCTTGATGCAGGAGATATTGCGGAAGCCCAAAAGGTCGCCAAAATGTATGATACCTTACTCAAAAGCGGTAAGTTTGCGGCGGCGCAAGCCAAGGATGAAGAGACTGATTTTGTTGATTCTGTTGGAGAGCTTGTTACTCTTGCCGAGGAGCAAGGGTTTATTCCCAAGTATTATATTTCTCAACCTAATGACATGGTAGACCAAACTATTATGGATATGCAGCGTTATACCTATAACCTAGTAACGCAAGAAACTAGTTTAGGTACTATGCTAGAAGCCGCAATGAAGCAAATTGAACAAGACCGTGAAAATGAAAAGAATGTCAGTACAGAAGAAGAAGATGATAATAGCGATTTATTCAACTATGATGAAAAACCTCTCAAAGTAGAAGATTTTCAATCATTTGATGAATTTGAAGCAGAACTCGCAGCGGCTGATGAAAATGAAGAGGCTGGTGATAGTTAATGGCTCTTGCTGAACTAATTAACCTCTCACCTGATATTAAAAAAGTTGGTTTGTCTGAAGAACGGGTGCGGGCTTGCTTACCTGAAATTCGTAAATTTGTTTCATTCTGGAGAGCTTATCCAGACTTATTTATTGATTTCCTTTAGACGGGCGGAGATGAAAGCAAGCCTAAGAAACTAAAATTCTATCATTATTAGCGAGTATTCTTGCGGATAACTGCTAGATATAAATACGTATATGCTACCTTTCCGCGTGCCTACTCTAAATCCTTCCTCTCCGTTCTAACCCTGATGATCAAAGCTATACTATATCCGGGCGCTAAGCTATTCGTGACTGCGGGAGGCAAGGAGCAGGGATCGGGTATTCTGAAAGAAAAAATAAATGAACTGTGTGATCTTGTTCCTGCATTGCGGCGAGAGATAGACTGGTCTCGTGGTGCAACAAAAGAAGGAAAAGATTATTGTGAATATCACTTCAAAAATGGTAGTATAATAGATAACCTTGCGGCGAAAGAAAGTAGCCGTGGTAAGCGTCGACATGCGGGGCTCCTTGAAGAGTGTGTAGGAATAGACGGTGACATGCTCAATAGTGTGGTCTTGCCCATAATGCAGATAGATAGGCGCACCGCTTGCGGATTACCTGATCCAGATGAACCGCTCAATAAATCCCAGATTTACGTGACTACGGCTGGATGGAAGAATTCTTTCCCTTACCAAAAACTAATCGCCTTGCTAGTTCGTATGGTAATTGAGCCAGAAAAAGCCTTCATCATGGGAGGCACTTGGCGCGTACCTGTAGCTGTTGGACTACAGAGTAGATCTTTTATCAATGATTTGCGGCGAGACGCTACGATGAATGATGTCTCCTTTAGCCGAGAGTTTGAGTCAGCATGGGCCGGAACAGTCTAGGATGCATTCTTTGATGGCGACGCTTTCGATCATTGCCGCAAGCTTCAACTACCGGAGTATGAGTGCTCCGGTCGATCATCTGCGAGAGCATACTATGTAATTGGATTCGACGTTGGTCGTTTAAAATGTGCCTCTATTGCTACTGTGTTTAAAGTAACACCACAATCTCAAGGGCCAGCTGTTAAATCTCTTGTTTGTATTTATGAATTATATGATACTCACAATGAGGATCAGGCAATCTGGCTTAAGAAAATGTATTACAAGTATAAAGCTCGTAGATTAGTCATAGATGGAAATGGCTTGGGGGTCGGTCTTATAGACTACATGGTAAAATCCCAGACAGATCAAAATGACGATTATTACCCTCCATTTGGCGTGTATAATGATGTAGATAATGAATACAAGAAATATAAAACAGATGATACTGAATTAGATGCCATTTATATTATCAAAGCAAATGCACCAATCAATACAACCGCACACGCAAATTTTCAATCACAAATTAATACTGGTAAAGTGCGGTTCTTGATAGATGCAAATACGGCTAAAGCTAAATTAATGGGCACAGTAAAAGGTTCAAAAATGACACCAGAAGAGCGTCAGGCTTATTTGCGGCCGTATGACCTTACCTCCGTTTTGCGGTCTGAAATGCTTAACCTACGAGAAGAGAATACTGGCACTAATATTATTCTTAAGCAAGTTAATAGAGGTATCCCTAAAGATACCTTCTCATCTGCTGAATACGCACTATACTATATTCGTGTTGAAGAAGAGGATAAAAAACGTAAAAAGAAATTTAATATTGCAGATGCAATGTTTATGACTTAAAAATTTTTTGGAAGTTAGGGCAAAAGTAAATAAACTTATTGCCCTAATTTTCAAATATTATGAGAAGATATATTGACTGGAGGTGAGGCTTATATGAGAGCGTCGCGTGGTGAAATTAAAATTGAAGAAATTTTAGTGAAGAATGAAATTCCATTTCAAGAGGAATACTCATTCTCAGGCTTAAATGCCCCAAGCGGACGTCCTCTTCGATAGCTTTGATTTTGCGGTCTTCGATGATTCGGGCAATCTAGACTTCTTGATCGAGTACTAGGGTATCCAACATTACTAGGCTAAATCAAAGTTCGGGGGATCTAAAGGCCTCTATCAACAACAGTATAACGATAATTTAAAGCGTAGATTTTGCATGGAGCATGATATAACATTAGTGGAGATTCCGTATTCTGATGAAGCCTTTATCAACTATAACTATATCATGCAGAAAGCAGGATACTGATGCAGACAGGAGGTGAAATCTTGGGACGGCAAGAAGAAATTCATAGCAGAGGATTTGATTTAACGAGTCCGCAATCAGGTTTTATGACAAGAACAGAATATCTTGATAAATACGGTAAAGATACTTCTTCTGACTATGATGCCTATATAGAATATGCTAAATTGCGGGCTGGACTAAAAGATATTGATAATGCAGTAATTGATTTTAATTCCTATAAACAAGTGAATAGCAACTATGGAGATAAGAAATTCGTTTTGACGCAAATTTCATAGGGCAATGTTTCAGAGATGCGTAAAATTTCTGATTTCTATTACAATTCAAATGGTATCTATCGTAGAGCTTGCTAGTTATTAGCTATTTTATATAAATATGATTGGTATATAACTCCATTCTATGAAGGAATTAGTTGGAAGGGTAGCAAGGCTGAATCGAAATTACTTCCAGATGTGGCCAAAGTATTAAATTATTTTGATAATTCTGAGGTCAAACGCACACTTGGAAACATTGCTCTTAAAGCAATTCGTCAAGGTGTTTATTACGGTATTTGGCTAGACTGGGGAGATAAATTCTCATTCCAACAACTTCCCGCTGACTATTGCCGCAGTCGTTTGTATAGTGGAATTGATCCAATCGTTGAACTAAACTTAAAGTTTTTTGATACATATTTTAAAAATGCAGAATACCGTGCTAAGGTTTTAAAATTATTTCCAACGGAAGTACAACAAGCATATGTAAAATATACAAATAACAAGCTACCGCCTCTTTATCCGGGTGATACGGTAGGATGGATTGCGTTGGACCCTGGCATGGCGATCAAGTTTTCACTAAATGATAGTGATTTTCCAACTCTCATTAGTGTAATTCCTTCTCTAATTGATCTTGACGCCGCGCAGGAGCTTGACCGCAAGAAAACTATGCAACAATTAATCAAGGTGCTGATACAGAAACTTCCACTTGATAAAAATGGAGATTTAATTTTTGACCTTGATGAAGCAAGAGACATCCATAATAATGCGGTGGCCATGCTGAAACGTGCAGTGGGCATTGATGTTCTAACAACATTCGCAGATATTGAAACTGTGGATACACAGGATAAAACTACTGTGGCGTCTACTGACCCACTGCAAAAAGTTGAGAGAACCGTTTATAATAACTTAGGTATTTCTCAAAACTTGTTTAACACAGAGGGAAGTACCGCACTTGAGAAGTCTGTTATTAATGATGAAGCCAGTGTTCGTGATTTGGTTTATCAGTTTCAGGCGTTCTTAAATAAAGTTATTAAGAAGTTTGATAGAAAAGGACATTACTCATTTAGAATTGAGATTTTACCCACAACTATCTACAACTTCAAAGATATTTCAAAGATGTATAAAGAGCAAACGCAAGTTGGCTTCGGTAAGTTGCTGCCGCAAATTGCGCTTGGTCATTCACAATCTTCTATCTTGGCTACAATGTATTTCGAAAATGAGGTCTTAAAGTTAAGTGAAATTATGATTCCGCCAATGATGTCTAGTACAATGAGTTCTAAAACTACCTCGCAAAAAGAGGCTAATGAAAAAATTGTAAATGATGACAAGAAAGAACCTGGTAGACCTACCCTCGACGAGGACAAGAAATCAGAAAAAACATTAGCTAATGAAGAAGCACAGAAATGAGAGGAGTGAAAGAGAATGATGCACGTTAGTGTTCCTCTTGATTCTACCATAGAGTTAATTGAGAGTACAGAAATTTCTCCTCTTATTTCTAAGGTAAAAATCAAGGTTTGTTATGTAGGCGATGAGCCTAACCGCAATAAAACAATTATCACCAAAGAACTTGCGGAGACCCTAGGCCCTACGCTCAGGGGGTCTCCAATTGTAGGCTATTTTAACCAGGATGATGGAGACTTTGAGCAACATAACAAAGCAATTGAAGTCAATGGTAAAGAGTTCGCAATTGTTGATGTAACTAAGCCATATGGTTTTGTTGATCTGAATGCGGCGGTCTGGTTCCAGAAGTTTTTGGATGATAATGCGGTGGAGCGTGAGTATCTTTGTACTGAGGGTTACTTATGGACTACCGCATATCCAGAGTGCCAACGTATTATTGAAAATGGAAATAATCAATCATTAGAGTTTGATGAAAAAAATTTTTCAGGAGTTTGGACAAAACAAGATAATTCTAATGCGAGATTTTTCATTATAAATGAAGCGATAATTGAAAAATTATGTATATTAGGCGAAAATTATGAGCCTTGTTTTGAAGGCGCGCAAATCAAAACTGAGTTTTCTCTTGATGACCAGTTCGCGGAGATGCGCAAGACCATGTACTCAATGGTCAATGACCTTCATGAAGTATTAAAAGAAGGAGGAAACAAAGTGCCTACTGAATATGCTGTTGAAATTGGTTGTTCTTTATGGGATGCCATTTATGACAAGATGTGGAGTCTTGGTAATTACCACATTAAGGGTGTCTATGAGGAAGGCGACCAAAAATTCGCTATTATGCAGGATCGCAATAATCTAAAGCTGTTCCGTCTGGATTTCCAGTATGATGAACAGAATGGTTTTGTTCCCGCAAATGAAGTGGTTGAAGTGACAGAAACATTTAACGCGGCGGCCACTCAGTATTCTGAGGAAGATATTCTTGCTTATGAAGCCAAAAGAGCTGAACCTGCGGCCGAGCCCGTGACTGAAAATAGTCTTGCGGAGCCCCAGACTAGCGAGCCGGAAACTGAGCCTACCGAGAATCCCGCTACTGAAAATGCTCTGCAGGAGGGAGAGCCTGCTCCTACGGAAGACCCCGTTCCCGCACCTACTTATTCTCTTGATGATGTTGTTGAGTATCAAGAACTACTGAGTAAGTATTCTGCTCTGGAAACTGAGCATCAAGCAATGCAGGAAGAACTAACTACCCTGCGCGAGTTCAAGCTAGCAGCTGACCGCAAGGAAAAGCAAGCTATGATTGACAAGTTCTATATGTTATCTGACGAGAACAAGCAAGATGTGATTGATCACATTGATACTTATTCTCTTGATGATATTGAGGCTAAGCTGAGTGTGATTTGTGTTCGCAACAAGGTGAGTTTTGTGAACGACAATGAGCCTGCGGCGCCTACCGCTTATAACCTAAATTCTGCTTCTGATGGCATCGAGGAAGAGTGGATTCGTGCCGTTAAAGCTAAGGAAAAATCACAAAACTAATCTATAAGGAGGAAATATATAAATGGCTAAGAAATCTTTAAGCCAGGCTAAGTTCGTCAAGCTGGGATATGGACAACTGGAACCTAACCATCTGTCCGCTCGTCGGAATGGTAAGATCTATGCTCAGCTGCCTGCTGATAAGACCATTGAGGTGCTGGAGAATGGTCAGTTTGTGAAGTACGACTATGCCAATGGCGTTGTGAATTTTACTGGTGAGGGTCCCTGGATGCTCGTGTTTAATGAGCCCAAGCCCTATGAGGATCGTCAGACCAATCAGGACTTCGCTATGAAGCGTGAGGATTATGTGGCTTATGTGTATAATGCCGCTAACGATGCTATGCCTGAGGGCACGGTGATGGTTCCTCGTGTTATGAATACCGACGGTGGTGACATTTATACTACCAACATGGTTGATGAAGAGACCCTGGCCGTTGGTGATAAGCTGGCTCCTAATGCTAAGGGCATTTTGGATAAGGCTTCTGGTGCTACTGCTACCGAGTGCGTGTGGCAGGTCGCTAAGGTTTACACCATGCCCGATGAGCAGCCTGGTGTCAAGCTGATCCGCATTAAGTAATTGAAAGGAGAGATTAGAATTATGTTAGAAATGAATCAACTGAAAGCTCTGGCTAATGCCGCTGCTGAAGCTAATCGCTCCGCGGCTACTTGCTACTCCGTGAACGGCGAGAACCTGAGTGTTTCCGCTATTAATGATACTCTACGTGACCAGTTCAATGAGATTGCTGGTACTTATAACCTGTATCGTGAGAATAAGACCAAGGTTTATTCCCTGGTTGAGACTCTGTTGGATGATATTCTGCCTACAAAGGTTCTGCAGCGTTATGCTGATTTTGCTGAGACTCAGACCTTTGCTCAGGGTACCAAGCCTGTGTTTATCCGTAAGACCGGTAAGATGCGCGCTAAGCAATTCATTACCAAGGTTGGCCTGGCTGGCCGTTACGAAGTCTTTGCTCTGGGTGAGAAGAGCTTCGAGGTCGCTACCTCTGCTATCGGTGGTGCTGCTGCCATCGGCTTTGAGGAGTTCCTGGATGGTCGCGTTGACTGGGCTGAGCTGGTGAACATTGTCCTGGAGGGTATGGACGAGCTGATCCTGCGTGAGATCGCTAAGGCTCTGATGTCTTCTATTGAGCAGCTGCCTGCGGCTAACCGTGTTTCTGCGGCTGGCTTTGATGAGGCTGGTATGGATCGTCTGGTGTCTGTGGTTTCTGCCTACGGTACCCCTGTGATTTATGCTACTCGTGAGTTCGCTACCAAGATGATTCCTGCTGACAAGTGGGTTTCTGATAATATGCGCGATCAGTATTGGGCCAATGGCTTCCTGGCTAGCTACAAGGGTGTTCGTGTGGTTCTGCTGCCTCAGTCCTTCGAGGATGAGACCAATGCCACTAAGGTGATTGATCCTGGCTATGCTTGGGTTATGCCTACTGGTTCTAATGAGAAGCCCGTCAAGATTGCGTTTGAGGGTTCTGCTCATATGCGCGAGGTCGAGAATGATGACTGGTCCCGTGAGATGCAGGTCTATCAGAAGGTTGGCGTTGGCGTCATGTTTACTAATAACATGGCTTCCTATGTCGATACCGATCTGAAGGGCAAGCTGGCTACCATCTAATTCCTGTGGGGAGGGGTAACTCCCTCCCCATTTTATTATAATGAGAAAAAGGAGATAATTAAATATGGAGAATAAGATTGCTGTTACCAATCGTAGTTTTGGTACTGTTATTTACAATATCCCAGAAATGGGTTTGCGGCGTGAGTTTGCACCGAAAGAGACTAAGAAAATTACTCCCGCTGAGCTTGAGGCACTGACTTCTCAACCAGGTGGCCGTGAGCTGATTGAGGGCTATCTTCTAGTTCATGATGCTGAGGCTCTAGAAGAAATTGTTAATGTCCAGGTTGAGCCCGAATATTGGCTGACTGAGGAGAAAATTCCTGGCTGGATGCAGAGTTGTTCTGATGATGAATTTATTGATGCACTGAATTTTGCACCAGAAGGCGTTAAGAGTCTTATTAAGGACTACGCGGTGAAGCTACCCTTGAATGACTTTAATAAGATTAACGCTATTAAGGATATTCTTGGTTTCGATGTTATGTCTGCCTTGAAAATCAATAAGCTATCTCAAGAAGATGTTAAACCTGCTGCTACCGCTGGCCGTCGCACTAATCCTAACTATAAGGAAAATGTGGAAACTACTAGTGCACCAGCAGCACCCGTCCGCCGCATGACATTAGGAAAGTAATATAGGAAGGAGGCAACTAAATGACCTCTTTTGAAAACGTAATCAGTGATGCCTTCTTCGCCATTGTAACAGATGATCTGTATGCAATCAATCCGACTACTGGGGAAGAAGGCCCTGGTATTATGACCAAGGAAGAAACAGAGGCCGATTTGCAGAATATCTTCAAGGCCGCAATCCCAGGTTTTGAATTTCCACGCTTTGCCCTATATGGGTTTGATTCAACTACCTGTGATTATGAGGAAGATCTTACCCTTGAAGAAGTGCGAATTATTGCAAATCTTATGGCTCTTGTTTGGTTACAGAGACAAATTACATCAATAGAAAATACTCGTTAGAAGGCGTCTGGAGCGTCCTTTAAATTAACAAGTCAAGCATCTCATTTAGCACGATTGTTAAGTGTTAAGGAGGCTTGTGAAAAAACTGATCGCCATGCACAACGCCTATACAAGCGCCGCAAATTAGATAAGGAAGGCAAATATTTGTCTAACTGGTCTAGTCTAATGGAAACGAGTGTGTTAGATGGAAACTAAATATATGTTTTCATTTACTAAAGATACGTTTAATACAGATATGCGGCGACTGGTGAATCAAGTGTGGAAATTAATCCCAATGCGTGAAAATCAAGAAGATTGGGAAACACATCTAAATATTATTCTTGAAGAGATTGCGGGCTTGCATGAATTATTTGCAGCGTAGGTAAATTATTTAATTATTTTATCTAAATTAGAAGGACTGCGGAGCCCTGTCTGCGAGGATTTTATGCTCTACCGCAAGACCGTATTTAGATGTATTGACCTCTTAGGGAAATTGACACATGACGAATCGTGAGTTAATGCAGCGACGCCTTGAGTTGCAAGGTGGCATCGCGCAAGATAAACGCATGATTCAAGATAAGTATAGGGCGTTTTTGTGGGCATTAAAGTATTCTTATTAGGCTTGTGACGTGCGGCGAGTATAGAGGGTTACCGCACCAATGGGGACGGATGCCGATACCAATATTCTTCCTCTTGATGAAAAGAAGCATCGAGCATTAATTAATCCAGACAAGCTGAAACAAGACTATGATGACAAGATTTTTTCTATTGATTATAATGCGGGTTATCAGCCCGGAGATGTGTTTGAATGGCAAACTGAGCGTGGACCACTGACACAATGGATTGTTTATTTACCAGCGATGACTGAGGATGCTTATTTTGAAAGTGAGATTCGTCGCTGTAAATATATTATTAAATTTAGAGATGATAAAGACGGCAAGATATATGCAACCTATGCCGCAGTTCGTGGCCCGGTTGAAACGAAGATTGAGAGTATTCAAAAAAATCAAATTCGTATTGACGTGCCTAACTTATCTCTAAATATCTTAATCCCTAAGAACGAACAAACAGTGCGGTTATTTAAAAGATACTCTGAATTTATGCTTGATGGAAAATGTTGGCGAGTGCAAGCTCCTGACACTATTTCTATTGAGGGTGTTATTGAAATTAACGCAGAAGAGTATTACAAAGATCGTGACACAGATACCGATGAAATCAAGGATGGTTTGATTGAGTTTGAACCTATTCCTTCTCTTGATAAAGGAGAAATTCATGGTAATGGGATTATTAAACCAAAGATTACAGAGACTTATTCTGTAGAAGCAGATACTATTGGCACTTGGAGTACCAAACTAGGTGATACTTGCGCTCCCGTTAAACTAGAAGTAGATGGAAATATTGTAAAACTAACTTGGTTGAAGTCGATTAGTTGCAGTTCTGGATTTGAATTACAGTGGAAAACTGACAGTGAGACGCGTTCCCGCAAGGTTGTTGTAGAGTCTTTGTTTTAATAGATTGGAGAAAAAGGTATGAGAGTTAATTCATATGAATTTCCTAAGTCTAGTTTCTTGGGGATGCCCAAAGATTGTGCGCTCTTGATGGACAAAATTTTGAGTAATCAAAATTTACTCAAGTTATTGTACTATAATGGGCGTGACTGGAAAGAAAAGCCAGATTTAACAAGTGAACAGATTAAAGGTATGCTGAGTAGTGATCCAGAGAAGCGTTAGATTTCTCTGGTTCCTCGTTTGTATATTCATCCAGAGGTTCATACTTATTTACATATTTCCTATGGTAAGTTTTATCCCAATGCGACAAATCCGCATTATAGAGATAATACATTTTATATTGATATTTATTGTCATTATGAAGATTGGGATTTAGGTAATTATGAACTAAAGCCTTACCGTATTGCGGGAGAGCTTGATGCCATGTTGGATGGTAAGCATTTAACTGGTATTGGAGAGTTACAATTTATTGAAGCGGGGCCAGCCATTTATAATGAAGATTTTGCGGGAGTATCTCTAACTTATTACGCCATTCGTGGCGATGAAGATAAGAAGAATCCACTTGAGTGATTTTCAATTAGCTTTGATGTGCGGTTGTGATATACCACTGGCCGCATTTCAAACTGTTATTCATCCTTTAACTATGCGAGAAATTGGTATGATGGGAGAAACTGAGTTTTTTGAAGCGACTAATTATCTTTGTTTAGAAAAAGAATGGATAACTTAGGACAAAATTGTTTTAGAGACATACTCAAATTTTCAAATATTTATGAAGGTACTACAAGATCCAGCGTCAACCGATAAGAAGGAGTCTGTTCATACCTTGCTTTCTCTCTTATTTCCTCTCTGTTCTGTCTCACTTACTCCAAATTCTATTTTATTATACAACAAGGAATTAAAACAAGCAACAATTATAGAAGATAATAATTTTAGTGATTTTTAGGCTATAATCAAGCAGGTGCTTTGTTTAGGAGATATGCGGCAAGGGGATAATGTTACATATAACCCTGCTAATGAGCGTGCAAAGCGCATAGCTGATAAACTAATGAAAAGTCGGCTCAAGATAGCAGAGATAAAAAATAATAAGAAAGAAAGTGCATTGACAAAATATATTTCAATACTATGTGTTGGAAATAAAATGCCATTAAATGAATGTTTGGAACTAACATTGTTTCAATTGTTTGATTTAATGGAAAGATTTAGCTTATATTCTAATTGGGATAATGATTTCCGCGTGCGGCTTGCGGGCGGAGACCCAAAGAAAGAAGCTGAAAATTGGATGAAAAATCTACATTAATCATAAGGAGGAAACTATATTATGAAATTTGGTTCTCGTGAAGTGGCCAATGTGGTTTTCCGTGCTAAGAACAAGATGACTCTGGGTTCTCGTACTTTCTATAAGGATGAGCCGGTGCTGTACTTTGATACGCTGAAGACTTCTGGTCTAGAGGGCGCTGCTACTAGCGTTTATGCTCAGGGCGGCTGGGGCAACCCTCGTCTGATCGCGTGGGAAGGAGATAAAACCCTGACTCTGACGATGCAGGATGCGCTTCTTTCTCCGGAAGGTCTAGCTATTCTTTCTGGCGCTGATCTGATTGAGGCTAAGGATGGCGAACCTATTTATGTGCATCAGACCTCTCAAGTTGAGGTTAAGACTGCTAATACTATCGTTTTACCTAAGGGTATTATTCCTTGCTGGAATGGTGGCCGCAAGGCTGGTGAGGATACTAGTGCTACCGATAAATATGTGTTCCATAAAGAAGCTGATATTTTCTGCATGAAGCTGGATGCTAACGGTGAGATTGCTGGTGAGCCTTGCGTTCCTGCCAAGGTGACCGTTGCGGGCGAGAATGCTGAGGCCGTTGCTACTATTCTGTGTCATGCCGATGGTGAGAATGTGACTGTAGATCTGCCAGTTGGCTCTGTTGTTCTGGTTGACTATTATGTTGCCAAGAAGGCTGGCTTCCAGGCTGAAATCACTGCTGATAAGTTTGCTGGTAACTTCTACATCGAGGGTGAGACCCTATTCCGCCGTGAGGCTGATGGTGTGGATATGCCTGCTGAGATGGTTATTCCTAACGGTAAGGTTCAGTCCAACTTTAACCTGACGTTCAGCAATAGTGGAGATCCTGCTGTTTTCGATTTCACTGTTGACTGCTTCCCCGCTTATACTAAGTTTAATAAAACTAAGAAGGTTTTGGGTCTGATTCAAGTGATTGATGAAGAGTCTCTGAGCGCCGAGGAAGTTCGTGCGGCTTGTGCCGTTGGCTAATTAAGATTTTAAGGGAAGGAGAAATCCTTCCCTTTTTTCTTTTATTAAGAGAGAAAGGAGTAAATTATGGCAGAACAAATATCAAGAGACTATAAGTATTATAGTAATAAACGTGGTTATATTATTTATTCGCCTAAACACTATAAGGATTATATTGAAAGCTATACTGGAGGATTTGTTACTGCGGCAATGGAAACAGCCTCTGGTGGTACCGGTCGATTTTTAGGCATGGCGCAAGGTCTTGCGGGGGCCGGGTTGTATACATAGGGAGGCATTACCGCGAAAGAAGATGTAGAAGAAATGTATGCCAATATGTCAAACATAATTACTTCTACATGGACTTCTAGTCAAGGCTAGCTCATGAGTTCTCTTGCTGGGATGCGTAGCTCAGTATCAACTGAAATAGAAGATGCTAAAACTGATTTATATAGTTTAAGTGCATTTACAATTCTTCTGGACTAGACATTAACAGCTATTCAAAAAACTCCTAATTTAAAAGCTGCATATGTAATAATTGCTAACCAATGGGGTAAAGATAAAGTTAATGTTCCAGACACAATTCCACTTGCGGCAGAGGAAATTAAATTATTAAAGCAAGTATGTTCATCCTTAAATGTTTTAAGTAGTCGTTATTCTGAATTAACAGGCAAAGGAATGTCTGGTAAGATGGCTACTATGAAGCTAGCTAAACTTCTTCATCTGCAGCTAAGTACCATTTTTGGTGCTATTGGTGAATTTGTAGGATTGAATGATATTGAAAATTTTGTAGATAATTAGATTTATAAAAATTTAAGTATTGCAAAAAAGGGAAAGAGTATAATCACAGGCAGTCTACAGTCAGAAGAGGGAGGCACTATTAAACCTGATATTATCACTCCCTTGTTGTCTATTACTTCTAATATAGATAAGAAAAATTTAAAATTTGAAATGAAGATTGCGGCGTCTGTTAAAAATTATCCCAGTCTCACAGGTAAAACAGAAAGCGCACTAAGTAAAAAAGAAATTAAAATTCAAGAAAGTGGTTCAGTTCTTGATTATTTAAATAGATTATCTCCAGAAATGAAACAATATGCCGCCAATGTTCTAACGCATGACTGGACAAAAGCTACAACATAGAGCTTAGCCGTACGACAAGGTATTGCATCTAGATTTTTTAATGAGTGGTTGGCTGGTATGGGCAATCGCACTGGTGATAAGCAAGAACTTAATGTTAGTAACTTTATGTTAGTTAATGGTAGATTATATTCTATGTATGATATTATCAAAGCAGTTCAAAATTCATTTAATATTAGAAAATCTGGTGGTATCGATTCGGCTATTAAGGTATCATTTTCTAAAGGAGATAGTGGCAAAACAGGTATCGCTAATACATATGTAGGCGATCCTGATTATCCTAATTATGCACAAGGATTTCAACGTAGTAATACTGTCTGGGGAGAATTGGCTGATTTGCAATTAATTGCATATATTAAGCCATGGGTGTTTGTAGAAATAGCTACGAATAAATACCATGTGCCTAGCGTACAAGTATTTTAAATTTGACAAATTCTAAAAAATATGTTATAATATAGATAATAAGAGTAGAAGGAGGTTCTTTATGAACTTTAAAGATTTAAATATTGCGGTTGATCCTGCGAAGAGTGAGTTTACATTTAATGGAGAAACAATTTCAGTGCGGAGCTGGCTACCGACCGCCACAAAGATTGAGTTTATTCAGTTTGTGGTTGGTCATGCTATGAATCCCGACCACGGCACATTTAGCCCTGCTATCACTTCTGTGTTTGAGACTATTGCTTATATCAAGTATTTTACTGATATTGAGATTACTGATGAAGATTTGGCTAATCCTGGTGAACTGGCTGACAAGATTATTCATTCTGATTTACTGGGGACTGTGCAGAGAACGGTTGAATCTTATGACCGCCATGAGTGGATTGATATTTCTTTGCTCCTTGGTGAAACAATTGGTAATATTGAGCGTTTTAATGCGTCGTTTGCGGGGACTATGACTGCGATGAGCGGTAATGCAATTGAACTTGGCGATCAACTTGATTCTATCATGGAGAAACTCAAGAACAAGGAAGGCTTGGAAGAAATTGCCGCAATTAAAGAATTTATGGACAAAACTGAATAATCCTATTTATTGATTTTTTAAAATAAGTAGAGAATAGTTTAAGGCTCTGAGGTATTAACTATCTCAGAGCCTTTTTGCATTATAATGAGTGAAAGGAGATCTATATGGCAAATAAAAGATTTGACTATGTAATTGGATTTAGTGCGGATACGAGTAAATTAAGTAGTGCATTAAAACAATTAGAAGTCCAATTAAATAAAATTGCTACTGGCAAGATTAGCGGTAATTTTGGTATTGAATAGATTCGTGAAGCTAGCAGTGCAGCGACGCAGCTAGGCGCGCATCTAAAGGCTGCTATTAATGTAGATACTGGTAAGCTAGATATTTCTAAATTTGCTAGATCATTACATTCTAGTAATACCACTTTATCTAGTTTGAGTGCTTCTCTAACTAAGGTAGGCCCCGCTGGACAAGTTGCCTTTATGAACATTGCTCGTGCTATTACAGAAGCAGAAATGCCTCTGAAACGTAGTAATGAGTTAATGAATAAATTGTGGATAACCATGAAGAATACTGTTCGTTGGCAAATTACTTCTGGTTTTCTTACTGGTTTTACAGGCGCAATTGGGGACGCTTATCGTTATGCAGAAGATTTAAATGAATCATTAAATAATATTCGTATTGTTACAGGTAAAAGCACAGCTGAGATGGCTCAATTCGCAAAGTAGGCTAACCGAGCGGCAAAGGAGCTTAATACCACTACCACTAAATATACAGATGCTTCGTTAATCTACTATCAATAGGGTCTAGACGATAAGTAGGTTAAAGCTAGAACTGATGTCACAGCTAAGTTTGCAAATGTATCACGGGAGAATCTTACTACTTCTTCTGAATATCTAACTGCAATTTGGAACAACTTTGCTAAAGGTTCTAAAAATCTAGAGTATTTCGCGGATGTTATTGTGGCATTAGGTGCAGCGACCGCATCTAGCTCGCAAGAGATTGCAACTGGACTAAATAAGTTTGCGGCGACTGCTGAAACGGTTGGTTTAAGCTATGAATATGCTACTTCAGCATTGGCAACCGTTACTGCGACTACACGGCAATCCGCCGAAGTCGTTGGTACTGCATTTAAGACCTTGTTTAGTCGTATTCAAGACCTCGAACTTGGTAAGACTCTTGATGATGGCACTACATTAGGTAAATACTCTAAGGCACTTGATGCGGTTGGAGTTTCTATTAAAGATTCTAATGGCGAACTCCGTGACATGGATAGAATCCTTGATGACATTGGTGGTAAGTGGGATACCCTAAACAAAGATGAACAAGTCGCTCTTGCACAGGCAGTTGGTGGAGTGCGCCAATATACGCAGTTTATCGCCTTGATGGACAATTGGGACTTCATGAAGGAAAACCTGGAGACAGCAAAGGGTGCTACTGGAGAACTACAAAAGCAGGCTGACATCTTCGCTGAGTCTTGGGAGGCTGCCCGCAAGAATGTTAAAGCATCTGCAGAGGGTATTTATGATTCACTCGTTAAAGATGAATTTTGGATTGGTCTAACTAATGGGTTTGCCGACGGACTGAAATCAGTTGAATTGTTTGCTGATTCTATTGGCGGCTTAAAGGGTGTTCTTGCTCTTGCTACCATAGCCATGAATAAATTGGTTGGGCCAAAGGTTGCTCAATCTATTCGTGATGTTGCTTATAATATAGGTATTCTTACTGGTAAAGAAAAAGAGCATACTATCGCACTGAAAGAAAGTGCTCTTGCAGAGATTAAAAAGTATGCAAACTCTCAAGGTAATTTCGCATCTGACAAGAATGAAATTTTATTTTATCAGCAACTTGGTCAGTATCAATTAGATCTTAATAAACTAATGGAAGGTTATAATGCCGAACAAGTTGAATCTGTTTAGCATTTACTTGAGCAAGTTCAAGCAGCACAAAATCTTGCGATTGAATTATCAAAGGCCGCGAAAGCTGCAAGTAATGAATCGCAAATATTTGTTGATGCTGCTGGTGAAGACCTTTTTAAGCAAGGCTCTATTACGACAATGGGCGGCCGCAATTTCATTACTTATTCTGATAAATATAAAAGTGGAACAGAGTATCTACAAGCAGCTGAAGAGACAGCCTATCAACGAACCTAGGCTCAAAGTATTAAAGAGTTATTAAAATCAAAATCTTTTTCATGGAAGGGTTAGAAGAATTAGCTATTAACAGCATTTGGTTTAGATCCCAAAACTACCAAAAAAGATTTTAAGGCTTATGTAGATAATTTAATTAAAACAAGTGAAGAAGAAATGGCACGCCTGGCTAAAGAATCTAAATTCTTTGGTTCTAATGTAACAGGCAAGAGTGCTATGAATTTCTTCTCTGAGGCTCAAGAACGAGGCGCCGCAAGAGGAAGCACTCGCGCATAGCAAATAGCTGGGTATATTGATGCTGGACAACTAGAAAGGGATGTAATATCCGAAATTCCTAAATTTACTGATTAGACAGATGATTTTGCTGCGTCTATTGTAAAAGCAGGAACTGCCTTGTCCTCCCTATCTATTGCTTGGTCTAGCTTCCAAAGCCTAGGTCGAGTGTTTTCTGATGAAGATTTAACTGCGGGTGAACGCCTACAAACTCTATTTATGAGTTTGGGAATGTTATTACCCTCTTTGAGCTCTGGTTTAAAGGCTATTTCTACTAGCAAATTAGTAGACAATATTAGTAAAGGCGTTTTAGGGAATTTAACTGTAGCCAATACTGGAGTTAATATTGGAGAAGGCAGCGGGCTAACTACTAGAATTGCTAAAATCTTTGCTACAAAAGAACTGGCAAAAGCAGTTAATGCACATACTGGTGCATTGACGCAAGAGGCTACTGCTTAGATTGCTGCAAACAGTGCAATGAAAGCTAGCTTAACAACCCTAGGACTTTGGACACTTGCTATCGCGGCGGTAGGCCTAGGTATCTATGCATTAGCCGAAGCAATTGAAACCACTGCAGAAAAAACCAAGCATCTTCAAGAACAGCAAGAGCAATTAAAAACTCAATATGATGAAGCACGCAATTCTATTACTGAGTTAAAATCTTCGTTTAAACAGCTAGATGACTTAGGAGATACCCTAAAATCCTTAACACAAGGAACAGAAGAGTGGCAACAAAATCTTCAAGATATTAATTTCCAAGTTTTACAATTACTTGAAAAGTATCCTGAATTAGCAGGAGAAATTGAAAACGTAAATGGTAAATTAACGATCAGTGCGGCTGGGCAAGAACGGTTCATTGAAGCTCAACAAAATCGTGCAAATGATTTAGCAAAGGGTTATTATGCAGCTACGATGGCAAAGAATCGTCAAGACTATGAAAATGCTGTTACTGATTTTAGAACAAATAAATTTGATTCTAGTGAATTTGTCGCATCTGAGGCCGTTGTCAAAAAAGTTGTACAAGAAGTTGCTAATGGAAACAGTGCTATTCTTGATGATAGAGATGCTCTATTTAATTTGCTTGGCGGAATGGCAAGTGGTGAGGTACTAGATTTCATTCAAGAAAATACCACTGAATTGCAAAATCTTGCTGTTAAATTACAAGCAAATACTGAATCACAGTCACTCCTTGCTGCGTAGTTTGTAGAAACTAATTTTGGAGAAGAAGCTAAAGAATTAAGCATAGGATTGTCCAAACTTTATGCTTCTAATGAAAAACAATATGTTAATCAAGCAAGAGAGAATGGAATTAATGAATTATCTAAACAAGAAGTAATTGATTGGTATAGCGAAAACGTATTGGGTGGCGCGAGGGGCGAAAAGACAGGCATCGGTGGATGGGGCGATAGTGCTGAGTTTTATGATTCTGAGGGCACATCTCTTGGAACTTTCTCATATGAAGTTATGCGGGAAGCTATGGCTTCACAGCAGGGCATGGAAGATTTTTCCAAAATTGTTGAACCATTCATTGAAAAATATAAAAACTTAGATAAAACGCTTTTAAATACTATTCTTGGTTTATCTTCTGGCGATATTGATATAAATGAATTAGACCAAGAAACTCTTCAATAGTTAAAATCTCTGTGGGGAGATAAACTCATTAGTATGCTTAATGAACTTGGCGAAAATGGTGCACAAGTTATAGCAGATTACAATGAAAAAGATCTCCTAGGCCAATGGAATGAAACTTACCATAATCGCATTGAATACCTGGGTTCTGATTTGGGTAAAGCGCTAAATGCAAGAGACGATTATCTAAAACAACTTAGTGAGTATGATAAAGACCAATATAATGCTATAAAATTGCGGGCAGAATTAGATCCAGAGTCGCTCTCTGATGATGAGAAACAAATTCTTGCTGATGTAAACAGAATTGTCAATAACCTGTCAGAGAACGCAGACAAAATCAAACTCTCTATTAATTCTTCTCTGCGGCAAGATGTTGACAAAGCGTTTGATATTGGTCGTGATTTTGATGCACTTCAAGAGAAAATTGCTAATGGTCTTGAGATGACTACTGAGGATGTAGTTTCTCTTATTGATTCTGGCTATGGCGAGCTTCTCCGCAACTGTGAAGCCAATGCAGATGCTACTATTTCACTTAATCAGTCTGTTGTTGATGCTTATGTTCAACAAAAGAAGGATGAAGTGGAAGCAGATCGGCAAGCCAAGATTGCTCAGTTAGAAACTCAACGTGAAATGCTTGTAGTGCAAGAAAAGGCTCTACAAGAGAAAAAACGCTTACTAATTGCGGCGAGCAAAGCTGAAATCGAAGCCGATGCTGCTGGATATATGGCGCAAGCGATGATGCAACAAGTCATTGCGGATGATGCTGCCTTGCAGGCTGCTGGTGTTGTCGATGCGGACACCGCAAAATCATAGGCATTAACTGAAAATGCAAAAGCTGTTGCAGAGTATACTACAGATACTCTTAATACTACAACATTAGACGCAATCAACTCTAATGTTTCTATTGATACCTCAACGCACAATCTAGCTACTAATGTGGTTAATTATTGGAATACAATGGCTAGAGCTAAAGCTAATTATTTCAATATCACAGAGAAAAATGCTAGTAAATTTTCTGCGGTATCTCCCGTAGACCCTGCTGCGAATGTGCAAACTGGTTATTCTGGTTCTAAGGTTAAGGGATTTGATACATCTAAACTATCTGATGCCGATGCAGTTGTTAAGCAAATTGAAAAGTGGACAACTGAAATTGATAAACTTGGTACATTAAAGGATATTCAAGACGCGGCAAGTAGTCTAATCGCAGGAACCGATAATGAGCTAAAGGCTGTCGGCGCCCAAATTGGCGCAATTGATGCGGCGCTCGCTCGACTACGGTCAGGAAATCTTATTAATTCTACGGTTGGCGGTGGTAAAGGCGGTAGCGATACCGCAAAAGAGCTAAAAGAAGTTCTTGAACGTTACCATGAAATTACGCGTGAGATCGAATATCAGAAAGAGCTTCTTGATGATATTTCTACAGCAGCAGATCGTGCTTATGGAACTGATAAGATTGAAATGCTCACGCAGAAGATTGAGAAACTCAATAAAGTTGCGGAGCTACAATCCCAGAAACAAGCTGCTGCAGCTGCGTTTGTTACCTCTGATCTTGAGGCTCTACGAGCAAATGGTCTATCTGTAGAGTATGATACCGCGAGTATGGAACTTAAAAATTATACTCAACTTCTGCAACAAATTACAGACGAGTATAATAGCCGCATTAACTCCGTGAGCAAAGATCAGCAAGACATGGTTCAAAAAGAGTATGATGATAAAATGCAACTCTTAGAAAACTATGAGGATTCTATTGATACCTTCCGTGAGCAACTTAATGCGTATGAAGATGCTATGCGGCAGATCGAAGATGCTAAGCTCGAGAAGGTAAAGGAAGCACTCCAGATTCGTATTGACTGGAAGGAAATGCAAGATACGTTGCGTGAGTTCCAAAAAGAAATTAACGAGTCTATTGGCGATGCGCTAGACAACGGCGTCCGCAATGCGGGACTGGGTGCGCAAGGCGTCAGAGATGAGATTTCAATGTTTGCAGATTATGAGACTAAAATGAACTCTCTATTGGATATGATTCGCAATGCTAATCAATATACTGATGTGCAAGCCCTGCAAGACGAGTTGGCTGATTTGCGGAAAGAATTAGTTGATAGTGGTTCTGCGATGTTAGACTATATTGAAACTCTCAAGGAGACATTGCCTAATGCTCTTGATGCGGCCGCCGATCGGTTTGAGGAATTTATCTCAATGCTTGAGAGTAATATGGGTGTACTTGATGCAATGAATAATTTGATTGACCTACAAACAATCAATAATTCGTTAGCCGACAAGTATGCTATGTTGAGTAAAACCTATAACGCTACTCTTGAAAATTCACTTACACAGGCTAAACTGCAAAAACAGTACATGGAACGCGCAGAAACCCAGCTTCGTGAAGCAGAAATCGCCCTGGCAAATGCTACGCAAGGAACTGCTGAATATGATATTCTCAAAGCTAATCGTGACGCGCTATTAGAGGATTATCAAGAGGCACAAGATGCAATGCTTGAATCCACGGCACAGGCTATGGAGGCCGCGAAGAATATTTACTCTAATGCTCTTGATGATATTTTCTATGAGTTTGAGAATAAAATGACCCGTGGTCTAGGATTTGATCAGTTACAAGCTAAGTATAACCGCACTAAAGACGAAGACAATAGATTCTTAGATGGCGTTAATCGTTTTGTGGAAACGCAAGACCTCAACAATAAAGTTCAGGAGTCTATTGCTAAAGCTAGTACAGATTATGCTAAGTCTACTCTGAAAGCCTTACAAGATGAATTTGCGGAGCGTCAAGCTAATGCTGATTTATCTGAATATGACCTCAAGATTATGGAAGCCAAATACAACATGACCCTCAAGCAAATTGCTCTTGAAGAAGCACAAAATGCTAAGAGCAAAGTGCGGCTGGTGCGTGGTGCGAATGGTAACTATAATTATCTGTTTACCGCAGATGAGGCAGATATTAATAGCAAGCAGCAAGAGTATCTGAAAGCGATGTAGGATTACTACAACACTGCAAAGGATCAAACTGAAAATATCACTGGCGAGATTGTTTCTCTGTGGCAAGAAATGTCTGAGGAAATCCGCAAAATTTATGAGGATGATACTCTTAATGCAGAGCAGCGTCAAAATGCTATCAATGAAATTCAGGCATATTATCAAAAGAAGTATGCTGACTTGGCAAAGATGCAAACCGATGCGGCTAAGGATATGAAAGATGCAGGTAATTCTGCACTTGCAGAGCAACAAAAGGCAGCTAATAAGTATGGTGACGACACTAGCGAAACCGCGCAAAATTTCCAGAAGAACTTCCAACGGATTCTAGAGGAAATGGGCGGTAATGCGAATGACTTTAATAGTGCGTATAGTGATCAATTGATTAATTTGGTTGCTATTGAAGGTTCATTCACTGAAACTACTGCTGAAATGTTTGCAAAACTTAATGAAGCTCTGACCAAGTACAAGGGTAATATTGGCAATATTTCTAATGAAATTGGCGTATCTTATGACCAGTTAAGTGATAAAGTTGATCGACTGACGCAAGCTAATGAGGAACTGCAAAACAAAGCTACCTCAGCTATTGATGAAATTTGGAATAAGATTAGCGAGCTTCAAGATGTTACAGAGGCGCAGGCTGCTTGGACTAAAGAAATTTATAATACGATTGCGGCGATCCAAAAGCTGGCATCAGAAACTGCAACTGCGGTTTAGAAGTATAATGAAGCCGTAGGTAGTATCAATAAACTAGGCACCACTGGTAGCTGGAGTGGAGGAACTGGCTCTGGAGGGAGCGGAACTGGCACAAGTGGAAACGTTTCTAGTAACATATCTACCACTACGCCTTCTACTCCTAATACATCAGCTGGTTCTACTGGAAGAATTAGGAAACAGCTAGGTCAATTTGATTCAAGTAGTCGTACTTATAAATTAATGACTATGAATGGCGCAGTTTATGAGGGAGGCGGTTGGTGGAATTATCCCTCTGGGATGAAAAGACAGATTGAATCTCTTGCTGCTGATTATAGTCGAAGTCAATTAAAACATTATGATACAGGTGGATATACTGGTGATTGGGGTTCTGATGGTCGTCTAGCGGTCCTGCATCAAAAGGAGCTTGTCCTCAACCAAGAGGATACAAAAAATATGCTCGCGGCGGTTCAAAGTATCCGTGAGCTGGCTCCTTCTATGATTGCAGAAATGCGCGCCCGCATTAGCGGTACCGCGGCCGCAAGTCAGTCATTGTTCGGTTCTAGATACTCTGGTATGCGGTCAGTTTTCGATCGCAAGGCTACTGAATTGGCGCAATCTGTCCAGATTAACGCAGACTTTCCTGGAGTGCGTGATGCCATTGAGATTAAAGAGGCTCTTGAATCTTTGGTTCAAACTTCTGCACAACGAATTAACTTCTATACAAAATAATTTAATGGGGTGGGTATAACAGCCCACCCCTTGGCGAGAAAGGAGAATGAATATGAGTAACTTAGCTGATGGACTCTATAAAGTCATATCTAATGAAGCTAGTAATTAGTTATCTCAGTATCAAGCAGATAAAACAATTTCTGGTGAAATATTCTCTATTGTGGATGTAACAAAAGGAGAATATAAAGTACGGTATCAGGATGGTGTTTGGTCTGCATTTTCGCAAGGTAAAACAAAATATAAAGTTGGAGATAATGTTTTAGTAAAAATTCCGCTAGGTGATTTTTCTAAGACTAAATATATAGAAGGTTATACTTATAATACCGACATCGCGGCTAGTAATGAGTCTAACTAGGTTGAAGAATCTTTCAGTCCAGACTGGTCAGTAATTTATGAGCAAAATTGGTCTGATGAGATGGGATTAATTGCCTACGATGGGACTGACCATAAGAGCGAAATTGCTCTGTTTGCAGCAGATGATACAACTAGTCATAGCGTATTTCAACAATACGCAAATCGTGGAACTGAGTTTCGCATTTCTGCGGAATTTATGACCACGTTTGTAGATGCTAAAACAACTGGTAACTATGGCTTGCGGCTGACCTTTGCTACGTCGAAGGAGGACTCTCCTGAGGTTACATATACTCTAGATACCTCGCTCTTTAATGGTGATCCTTATCGCAACTCATATTGGGCGCCGCAAACTATTTTGTTGACTGTTCCCAAGCGGTACTTGATTGGTCTCCGCAAGGTAGTATTTTTCCAAGAGGGGTTTACTGACTACGATCCTGCGGGCAATTCTATACAGCCGAATATCTACTGTCGTAACTTCAAGGCAGAATGGATTAATGTCACAGATTTAACGGACTCTTCTTACTACCTCACAGTAGCAACGCCGCAAGGTATGGTGTTTACTGACAATTACCCTAGCCTTACGCTTCAAGCTAGACTAATGTCTGGCAGTGAATCTTTAATGAGCAAATCTTCTTGCTCTTGTTTATGGTATGCAGAAGATCCGGGAGTCTTGATTGGTAGCGAACAATACGAGAAGGCCGGAGGCATAGGCTGGCGCCGCATTCAAAAGGATAAATTTGATATTATTACCATCTCACGTTCTGAATGTCCAGCCGCTATTACAAATTTTAAAGTAGTAGTAATTTATAATGAAGATAAGATTTTATCTAAGGAAATTTCCTTGATTAATTTAACAAGTCAATATGATTTATATTTAGACTTGACCTCTGATACGATTTTAGAAATAAAAGATAAGAAAAATGATACTCTCACAGTAAGTGGGCTATGGTATATTGAGTTACCCGATACGACTCGCATTGCGGCGGGTGATACCAAGTCTTTTTCTCTTGATTTAACGCCTTATCTTGCATATCCATGGATTAAAGTTTACTGCGATGTATTTGATGGTAGCACTAAGGTTAGTGTACTCAATTGGACGAATTATAAGTCTAATGAAGAAGATGAATTACCTAACTTTATCTTGCAATATTCTGGCGATGATGTTTTCCATTATGATGCTAACGGTGACATTTATGATGTCGCTGAGTATGATGATATTGAACATGTTTTACGGTGTAACATCGAAACTTCACAAGCTGATTCATTAACATTCACAATGCGGTGGTTAGACAGTGACAAGAAGCCTATTACCACTGAGCAAGAGTTCAAAGATTCTATGATGAGGTCAGTATGGGTAGATGCGGGAGATAATTCCCTACACTTCAAGGTTCGCACAAAGTTCTATGAAATGTTGAATAACAATACTGTTTACGTGCGGCTAACTGTTCTTGACGGCACTTATGTAGATTACGAAAAAGAGATTAGTTTCCTCAAGGACGGCGACCAAGGTACCAATGGTACGACTTATCTGTGCTTGATTAGACCTATTGATTTAAATAGTGAAGTTAAATGCACAGACAAGGTGGCTTTACGATATGCGGATGGAGCATGGGGAACTGACCAAATAGCATTTAAAGCATTTGTGTATTATAATGGAGAATTAATTGAACAGCGTGCGGACAAGGCTGATTTTAATATTTCTTATACATGGCAAAGTAGAAATGTTGAAATTGTTACCGCAGGTCAGAATATTTATCACAAGGTTAATATTAAACCTATGGAAAATGGCGGTACTGATAGGTATTCTAATGGAGGCCACTATACTCGCTCAGGTAATACTGCACTTATTCCAGAAGAGATGGGTGGGTTTTATGTTAAAGTACAAGTCGATGTAAGATATAAAACAGAGAGTAAAACTAGCGTATATGCCTATTATCCTATTAATGTCTGCGTTGGAGCGCTTGATCTAGCTAAAGTATCATATGCGGCGCCGCAATACATTAAGTATTCATCTTCAGGAGTAAATCCGCAGTATGATAGTGAACCTCTTGCTTTCAGTTACGATGGAGTAGATGGCAAAGTAGAATCATTAAGTGGATTTTTGGGTATTTGGAATAATTATCTAACGCCTGCTTCGCATTACACAGGTGAAAATAATTCTGTGGGATTATTAAAAATGAGTATGGAGAATAATCAAGTAGATTATTTACTTCATTCTATATTTATGTATCTTAATCCTTATGGGAATGAAGCTATTAATAGTTGGGATGGCACTACAGTTGAAATTGATAATGATGGTGGGACCATTCTGGCGCCGCAGATTGGGGCGGGTACAAAAAATACTTCTAATCAATTTTCTGGCGTTGTAATGGGTAAAGATTCCACACAAGATAAAACTGGTTTGTATGGTTATAAGAATGGTATTAATACGTTTGCGCTACGAGAAGATGGTAAGGCTAGTTTCGGCACTAAAGGCTAGATTACTATTGATGGTGAGCACGCACAAATTACTGGTAAAAACAGTGGTGCTGATGACGGTCAATATATGACTATTAACCTTGTAAATATGGGCAATGGAACTTACGCTATTCAAATTGGTGATAAATTCCTTGTTGATTACGAAGGTAATTTAAAGTGCATTAATGCGAATGTAGCTGGAACCATTACTGCGACTGCAGGTGCCATTGGAGGATGCAGTATCGTTGATGGTAAATTACAAATTGCAGAAGCTAATATTTCTGGTAAGCTCACCGCGAATGTTATTGATGGTAGTGAATTAAATGTTAATTCTGCTAATATTGCAGATAGTGTTAATGCAAATTGGGTATATGCAGGAAATATTAATGCAGATAATATTAGTGGTGGAACTCTAGATTTTAGTAAATTAGGAGCAGAAGGTAGTAATGCTATTAAAAATCTAACGTGGAATATGGTATAGTATGCTTCCAAAAGTGCTTCTATTGATGGTATTGGCTCAAGCACTAATCGTCTAGCATACCTTTACGGTACTGAAGCAGGTTTCACGGGTGATGTTACTTGTAGCAAAACATTATCTGCGAATACTTTACGATTTGACGGTTGGTATTTAGGTTCTGCAGGAGTTAGAGAGGGTACAACAGGAGCATGGGTTTCTTGGAGTGATATTATTAAAGGTTCTACTGCAAGTACAAAAACAGCGGTATTTGGATAAGAGGTGAAATAAATGGCATTAGCAACATTTCATTTTGGTTATCCTATAACTAGTGTTACGTTTAATGGGAAAACTGCAACTTCAAGTCCTGCATCCATAAGCTATTCAGCAACTGCAAGAATTTCTAACATTACAGTGACAAGCGGCTGGTCTGGTACTGTATACTGGGATACCGCAGCCTCTATGCCAGATCCGTATGTGTTAGCTACTGTTTCTAATGGCAGTGTTTCAATGAAAACTGCCAACCTAACCTACACTGGCAGTAATCGTGATGTATATTTTTCGGCCTCTGGTTCAGTAGCATCTTATACCCTGACTGCGGGTTCGATGCCTAGTATTTTATCATCTGTTTATTTTGGTGATGGTACAAGTATTACACAAAGCAATAGAAGTTGTAGTTTTGCTAATACAAAGCACATTCGTTCTATTTCATTAACATCATCTGGTTTAGCCTGGAGTGGAACCATCTATTGGAGTAGTTCCTCTGGCGGTACGACTTATCCAATTGCAGATATAACAAATGGTTCTATTTCTTATAGAAGCTCTATTGAATCAATTGATTTTAATAATAGAAGTAGAACAATTTATTTTACTGCCATAGGACAAACCACTTATAAATATCGTATCCATGCTATGACTACGGCAGATGGTTCATACTTTTCTGGAGGTTCGTAGGATTATTACGCCCCTTCGTCTAGTACATGGTACACGTCTAATACAGTTAGCAATACTTTCAACTTAGATACATTGCCAACACCAATTCGTGCTTATTATAAATTTGTTGGTTGGGCATATACTAATACAACGGACACAAGTCAAGCTCATACTGGGGAAGTAGCCATTAGCGGTACGACCGATGGCAAAGTAACAAATTTTTATGCGGTTTGGTCACTTGCACCAACCATTGTACTTAATGCTAATGGCGGTGTGTTCTAGGATACTCAAGCTACTACCAGGGAATATCCAAGATAGACTCCAGGAAACGCTTTTTATTTTTCTGGTCCTTCCGGGTTAGTGGCTAGAAATGGATATAAACTTTTAGGATGGAGTGCTAATGATACTGCTACCACTGCAGGATATGACCCAGATGGATGGGTAACAGTTAGCAATAGCACTGTCCAAAGATATTATGCAGTTTGGCAAAAGTCAGAAGCAACAATTACTTTGTATGGCAATGGCGGTTTATGGGGAGGTAATTTACAGTATCGCTCCTTCAAAAAAGAAGTGGGCGATGTTATTAACCTAGCAGATTATGGCCCCAATGGAACCCCGCCTCTGGGTAGGGCCTACTATAGTTTAGTAGGATGGAGCACATCTTCTACTGGAACTGCCGCATGGGGCGTAAATGGAACAATAACAGTAGGTGCGACTGACGCAAGTTATTATGCGATTTGGGAACCTCATATTGAGTTATTTTATTGGGATGGTGGCACAGGTTCTACTGATTCTTCTATTATAGCTAAGGGCTTACCTGTTACTAATTTAACTGCAAGTCGATGGAATAGATTTAAGAAAAAAATCAATGAAATTACCTAGGCTCAAACTGGAAAGGCTTGGAGTTACACAACCACCTCTTCTGGAGATAGTATTACTGCAATAGAAGTATTAAATGCTAGAAATGCAATTGCGGCACTTAATGGAAATGTTCCTTTGCCTACTGCTGCTTAGTTAGCCACTGGAAAAAAGATTTTAGCAAACTATTTTAATGGAAGTGGCTCTCTTAAAGCTGCATTAAATATAGTTATTAGTAATTATAATAATTCACGATAAAGGGCGGATTAATTTCCGCCCTTATTTTTTTTGGACAAAACAAGATAATCTATTCAATCGTTTTTTTAAAATATATAGGAAATAAAAATGAGATAAAGGAGGCACGTCTATGGCAGTTTTATTTGCGCCAATTTTGCGGACGACTTAGCCTGCATTTGCAGCAAGCCAAGATGCACTAACAGTTTATTACACGCTGCCGCAAGCAGCTTCTTTAACAGATATTACCAGCATAGAAGTTAAGGTTAACACGCAAGATACAAATACTAATGTAGTCAATAATACAACAGGTATTTTGTCTGTATCTGCAACCGCAGGAAGTTTTTCTATTAACAAGGGAACACTCAAGACTGGGCATTGGGCGGCAGGTAAGTTATATAAAATTCAAGCCAGATTAGTGAATACTTCTGGCCGAAAGTCTGAATGGTCTAATGTAATGATTACTAAGGCTATCACTTTGCCGCAAGTCAAAATTCTCAATGGTGAGACTACAACAAGTGGCTCAAATGAGATTTCTTCCATTCACAGTGAAACAGTAACAATGCCTACTTTCTATGGTGAAGTCACATTTGCGGCTGGTGAATCTGAGTATCTAGATACTTATCGTTTTGACCTATGGTATGAAGGCAAAATAGTAGAGACCTCTGGGAATATCCAATATAATAGCTCTACTAGCGCGGCGCCGCAATACCGTTTTCGCGAGCAGTTCGTAACCTATGATGAACATTCAGTCACCTTTTCTATTGTTTCTAATAATGGTTATGAAGCAACTAGCAAGCCTTATGTTTTTGAGGTTATTTCAACTACGTCAGGGCAAATTACTAATCTTGCGGTGACTGTTGATAGCACATCTATCGCCTGCATTGAGAACGCAATGATCCAAGTGCGGTTGACCTCAACAGAAGAGCTCAATGGCAATTATGTTATTGTACGTTCTGATGAAGATACTAACTATCAAGTGTGGGATGACGTTGCTTATCTTACCTATGTTGGTAAACAGTTAGCTAATGAGCTAGTATTTACTGACTACTATATTGAGTGCGGCAAGCAGTACAAGTATGCAGTTCAGCGCAAGCAAACTAATAACGCGCGGAGTGAATTACTGTTACCGCAAGACCCATCGCCGCATTGGGTAAATTTTGAATATTCCTATCTTTGCGGCCGGGGTACGCAGATTAAACTAAACTTTAGTGGTGAGTTGTCTAGTTTCAAGCATACTCAATTAGCTGGAAAGATGGACACTTTGGGATCGACTTATCCAACTATTGCTTATAATGGTCATGCTTATTACGCAGAATTTCCTTTGTCTGCGTTGGTATCCGCATATATGGATGAAGAGAATCTTTTCATGGAAAAGGATTTTGAGGTGCTCTCAACCAATCCCACTGCTGAATCTGTGCGGATTGAGCGCAAATTCCGACACAAGGTAGAAACATTTTTGAATGATAAACAATATAAATTATTCAAAACTCCTACCGAAGCAGACAAGAACATCATCGTTGCATTAACTGGAGCTACCTTGTCACCGCAGCAGAGCCTTAACCGCATGATTTATAGTTTTTCTACCAATGCTTATGAAGTAGCTGAAAATACCTTGTCTAATCTTAAAGACTTAGGGATTCTTAAGTCTGGAGAATGGCAAGATGTGTCTAGTCTAGAAGCACAAGCAGAGCGAGGCCAGATTGCAGGAACATTTGATCCATCTGTTGAGTTGTTTGATATTATTCGTCAGCAACAAGAGACAGAAATTGAGGGATATAAGTTTAGAGTAACTGCCTTGCGGACATTAAAACTAGCTAATAACGCAGATACTCCTGACATAGTGACTTTCCTAATTAATGGAAATGAAATTAATGTAGCTAGTGGTAAAGAGTATACACTTGCGGGCTTGCAGACTAGCGGAATTACTTCTATTAAACTTAAATCAACCGCGACTATCTTGTTAGACTACTCTGTTGAAAAGGTGTTAGAGGAAGTTAGAGAGGCTACAGTTTATACTCGATATATTGATAGAGATTGGGGCCAGATTAATCATGCCGCAGGCGGTGGTGAGAATCAAGACGTGATTGAAATGATTGTGGCTGATACCATGACTCGTGCGGCTAAAACTTATAATAATGGTACCGCATTAACAAAGCAAGAAGATGGTAGTTATATTACTTCTGATGGTAAAATGAGTTTTACTCTTGATGGAATTGAAACTATTAGTTTGCAAAATGCTGAGGGTGCGGTTCTTGAAATTGATGGAAACGGTGTTTATGTTGGCAGTACGTCACAATATCGTTTGCAGCCAATCGAAGATAAACTGACTACAATTATTTTGGTTAATGATAAACCTATGCTTATTAACTATAAAGTGCGTTTAGTCAGACGTATTCAAGGAGGGAATTAATTATGGATAATGCTTTCCTTGAAAAACTTGTAAATGAAAAAATACAAACAACCTACGCAAAAATCGTCACATACTCATTTGATGAGAAACCCCTTTCCTCCATAGAAGGTAGAGTATCCGGCGGATCAATCTAGGCTAATGGCGCTTCAGCGGTCCGCCGCACTCTATCTCTCTCTATGGTGGCAAAACCTGAAATTGCTAATATTGAAAATCTTGATAATGAAATTGCTATTAACAAGAAAGTAAAGGTTTACATTGGTCGCCTTGCGGGGGATGAGATTATGTGGTTTAATTGCGGGTTTTATGTTATATCAGGTGCCAGCGTTAATTAGTCTACTTCTGGATGGACAATTAGTATTTCTGGCAAGGATAAAATGGCTTTGTTGGATGGAACCGCGGGTGGTACATTACCTACTGCGGTAACTTTCCATGAGATTTTTGAAGATCTAGGGGATGGAAACTATAAGATAGATTACCCAACGATTTATCAGATTATTCAAGAAGCAGTTAACCATTATGGTGAGATTCCTCTGCATGACATTGTTATCAATGATTTAGAAAAAGTAGCGAAGGTCTTGATTAAATATATCGGTGGGAAGCCCATTTATTTTGCGGAAAACTATGCTTCATTTGTTTATGCAGAAGACGCGGTCCACACACAAAAATACACCTATGGACAAGATGTTGGATATGAATTTACTGCATTTACTTATCCTGGAGAATTAGTGCTTGCGGCTGGGGCTACAGTGGTTAATTTACTTGAGAAAATTTGTTAGATTTTAGGAAATTATGAATATTTTTTTGATTTAGATGGACGGTTCATCTTTCAAGAAAAGAAAAATTATTTAAATACGGTTAGTCCCATCACCTACCTAGTCCCGCAAGATTATATTTAGTCTTACTCTACCGAAGCAGCTTATGAGATTAAAGATTCTGATACTCTAGTATCTTTGACTCGTAGCCCTAGATATGAGGATATTAAAAATGATTTTGTGGTTTGGGGCAAGAATGATAGTGGAATGGATATTCATTATCGTTTGGTAATTGATGAAAAACCTGTACTCAACAAGTGCAAGAAATATATGTGGTCAGTAGTTGACACGTCGGGGGATGTGATTAACTATTTGTATACTGATACTAATACTAAACCAGCCGAGGCAAAAGAACTTGCGGCGAGCCCTTGTGAGGAGTGGCGAGAAGAGATCTATCGCAATGCCTTAGAGCGTCAAGCGCAAGCGCAGTCTACTGAGCCTTATGATGCAGAGATGTTAGCCTTCTGGAGATTACTTTACGATCCAGATAATAAAGACTGGATATATGCGAATTACCCAGAATATAATCATTGGAATCCTAGTGTAAGAGAAGATCCAGCTGGTTTAGTTTTCTGGATAGACTTCATTGACACCACCAGCGAAGTGGGCAAGTATGCGGTGTCACAGATCGGTCGCCGCATGAAAGTGGTAAATAATGATAACATCAAAATTTTATTTACTAAACAGATTCCGCCTATTGTTTTTATTCCTGACTACCAAGAAGTAGCAGATTTACTTGAGATTGAATATGCGGATGCAGAAGATGCTGCGGAGAAGGTGCGCGAATACTGTGCAGCTAATGAGACTAATTATTTCTTCCAGTTATCGCCGCAAGTAGAGTCTAGCTTCGTAAATAGCTCTACTGGGTCATCTGCATTTGACGAGATTAGAAATTTGTTGTATCAATATCTAGTTTATAACACCACCATTTCTATTTCTTGCTTGCCAAGATATTGGTATGAGCCTAACAACATGATTTATCTTGAGAATCGTGAAAATGGTATTCAAGGAAATTATGTAATTACGCAATATTCGTTATCTTTAACATATAATGGCACTATGTCAATTACAATGACACAGGCTTTAACTAGAGTATAAGGAGGTTAAGTTATGCAAATAGGACAAATTGTATATCGTTTGCAAGACTATCGTAATAGAGAATCAGAAGTTTCTACCAATAAAAATGGTGTAGTGGTTGCGGGCGCGGGTGATCTAGATATGACGAGTGACTTATTTGGATAGTTTGTGGAAGGGGTTTCCTATCGTAATGCAAAGGTCACTAAACTCGGTGTACAAGCACCGCCGCACACTAAAATGATTATTGATGGCAGAGACATCCAAGTTGGAAACACTGGTATCTATGAGCTTGATGATGATATTATTATTGAGAAAATTAAATTTAAGACTGGCCAAGAATTACAGAACGTAATTATTGACTTTATTTATAACAAGTGAGGTGAGTATATATGAATATGCTTTCCTTTTATGGCGGACCTGCAGGTAAGGATTTTACTATTGCGAAGATTTTTGATAGTAAGGCTAGCTTAGATGCTGATATTGCGGCTGGCGACGCTAGTAAAATCTATGCAGGCGATTATGTATTAGTGTCATATGGTGATCCCAATACGCCAGAATTTTCTACTAATAGACAAAAAGATGGGGATAAATCCTATAATGCCACCTTATGGAAGAAAGATTGGAACAATGGTTATGAATACCGCTTAATTTGTAGTATTGCAAGTAGTTATCCCTTATTCAGTGCGGGCGCGGCTGAGGCTAGTCTTCCGTTCGGGTCAGCACCGCAATTAACCATAGATTCCTCTTCTCTTGCTAATCCCAAAGTTGGATTAAAAATGCCTGCTAGTTTGGTGGCGGGAACTGCGAATACTATTGAATCAGTGGCCCCTACTGCTGCGCCAAGTATTACTCCAGTATATGGTGGTACTTTGGGGAATGAGTTATCATTCCAAGCTAAGATCCCGCAAGGTGTAACATTTACTCCATCCATTTCTGATGCAGGTGAAATTAGTTGGACTAACAATGGTGATTTGCCTAATCCTGATATCAAGAGTATTAAGGGCCAAAAGGGTGATACTGGTGTAAGTTTTGCGGGAATTGAATATACTCCCTCAGCCGCAAGCGGTGGAAATAACACCTTTAAAGTAAAGTATTCTAATGGAACCACGGGGACTGAGAGTTATAATATTAAAAATGGCACTGACATTGCTAGCGTGGAAGAAGTTTCTTCTGATACTGATGGTGGTATAAATTCTATTACATTTGTTAAATCAGATGGTACAAAAGTTGGCCCTGTAAATGTAAAGAATGGTTCTAAGGGTTCAACTGGCACGATTAAAAGTGTTACTGCAACAGTTGATGCTAATGTAGGTACTCCGCAAGTTACAGCAAAAGCGGAAGGTGACCCAAGTAATGCTGATATTGCGTTTGAGTTTAAAAATCTCAAGGGAAATTCGGGAACAATTTCTGCGGTAACTGCAGCGGTTGATAATACGAGCATAGATACTGGAGACCCAGGATGTGTAGTAGAGCTAGGCGGCACCCCAGAAAATAGAAGCTTTAATCTAGCATTTAGTCATCTTGTGGGAAAACAGGGTATTCAAGGTCCTAGGGGCTATTATTTTACTCCATCTGTTGCTACTTCTGGTGAATTAAGCTGGAATAATAATGGTGAATTAGATAATCCTGCAACAGTAAATATTAAAGGACCTAAAGGCGATGGCGGTACTGTAGAAATTACTAATATTTTAATTGATAATGGTAGTAGTGAGACTGCTACCCCAAGCGCAGAAGTTATTTCTGGTACAACTGATCCTTAGCACGCAAAATACAGTTTATCATTTCATAACTTAGTGGGTAAGCGCGGTACACAAGGTCCTAGAGGTTATTATTTTCTTCCTAGCGTTGCAACTAACGGTGATCTAAGTTGGAGCAACAATGGTGAATTGGCTAATCCTACTACTGTGAATATTCGAGGCCCGCAAGGAGAGGTTGGCAATCCTCTAAATATTATTGCTACTGAAATTATTATTGCGACGCAGGTTGCGGAAGATACTCTTGCGGCAGTGGGGGCGGAACTGACAGCACGGGGTCGAGATCCGCAGGCAGGAGAATTAATTGCTGTTACTTATGAAAAAGCTGAAAATGATGTTATTTCTTATTGGTATTTTAAAGTTGATGCAGCATGGCAAAGGGTTCAACTCTCTGGTGGCATGGGCGGTGCTATTGTAAATACCAAAGTAACAGATGCTACAGCTAGCTCTAAGGTTTATAGCGCAGAATATGTTAATGCGCTTGAGGCAAGATTAGCGGTGTTAGAAAATGCTTTGACAATTGGAAAGATTGGAGGGAATTGAGTAAATGGCATTATTTAAACAATTTCATGGTACAGAGACGGAATTGAATACTACAATTCCCATTCAAGAAGGTAGAAATTATTTTTTAACAGATAACGGTAAAATGTTCATTGATACTGCAAATGAACGAATTTGTTTAAATGCAGAGGAAGCAGACGTCGCAGGGGCGCTGAAAAACGGCGATGAGGAACTAACTGCCGCAAATATTTTAACAAAAGATGCGACAATTGGATTGGCTAATGGTGGTACTGGCGCAAGTGACCTAGCTGGAGCTAGAGCTGGATTATAGATAGATCGTGCGGTAGCTAATGTTATGACTCTTGCTGTGGGGAGCTGGGTAGAGAACGAAGGAAAATATCAGCAGGTAGTTAATTTAACTGGTTTGAAGTGCGGTTATGCTGGTAATGTTCCTCCTGTAGTTAGTCCCGCGGTAGGGACGTAGGCCGCAGATTTTGCGTTATTAGATTCTGTTGAAGCTAATGTGGAGAATAAGACTCTAACTATTGTTGCGCGAAAACTACCAAGTGCGGATTTAAGCATTGTGGTAACTGACCATCAATGAAAATTTTTGGACAAAACAAGATAAGAGAAATAAGAGATTTTTTAAAGATATTAGAGGGTAAGATATTCTCTGATTGAATGTTTTAATTAGGGAAGGATGCGTCCTTCCCTATTTTTTTTATTTAAGAAAGGAGATTGCAAATGGCAGTTAAATGTATTTTAACAGGTTAGACTCCTAGTGTATTGGATGGAGTTACCGAGAATGTACAGATCCAAATTGATGCCAAAGCTGCAGATAACGCGGTAGTTCATCTTGCAGGAAATGAGACTATTTCTGGTACCAAGACATTTACCGGCGGCATGGTTATGAAGGGTGGCGCAGATGTTGCTAGTTCTGGTAACGCCGTTTTAAATGTTGAAGGTGTTGCTACTGACACTGACTATATTGATATGTATGTTAGTGGAGGAACCAACGCCAAAAGACCACTTGTGTTACAGAATAATAGTTCCGGTACTGGTAATGTAGGTGTTGGTACTGCTACACCGAGTGAGAAGCTGGAAGTAGTTGGCAATGTTAAGGCTACTAAGTTTAAGGGCGATGGTAGCGAATTAACTAACGTGCCATATCCTGTTACTAGTGTTGCGGGAAAGACTGGTGCGGTAACGCTTGCGGCAAGTGATGTTGGCGCTATTGCAACAGTGGAAAATTTGACTGTAAGCGATAGCCTGTCTTACACGATGACAGATGGTACCATTAAGGCCGGTTTTCAAAAAATAGATAATGATACACATATGGTGTTGGTTGGCTACTCCAATGTCGAAGATAGATGTGTAGGGCTTTTTGTCCGACCGAATAGTGATTATGCGCAAATTTCAGTTGGGTTTTATAATCAAGGCAACGGAGACATGGATATTGCTAATCCAGCGGTTACATTCACAAACCTTGCTAATCCTCTCATAAATACCGATGCAGCAAATAAAGCCTACGTCGATACGTCTGTATCGACGAAGCAGTCCGCAATTACCGCGAATGGTATCCTCAAGGGTGATGGCACAGGTACTGTAACTGCGGCAGAAGAAACAGAAGTAGAGTTAGTTGAGTTAACGGCTGATAGCATAGGTGCTGCCAGTAAACAATATGTTGATTCTGTTGCAACTGGCACAGCTCTCTCAGTTACTCTTGCTTCTGCATCTTGGACAGGAACTGCGGCACCTTATACATATACAATTAGTAACTCTGCAATTACTGCGACTAGTAATCAAGAACTAACTCCTGCAACAGATATTACTGCAGATCAATTAACTGCATTACAAAATGCAAATATTATTGATGGAGGGTAGGCCGCAGGAAGTATGACGCTAAAAGCCTTTGGCGAGAAACCGTCTGTTGATATTCCAGTTAGGATTATCGTAAAGGGGTGATGATTAGTGGCAACGCTAATTAAAGTTAACGGTAGCGGTCAAGGTGGTTATGAATTTCCTAATGGAATGAAATGGGAATAGAGTAATATAACGAGCGGAGCTTGGTTTTCTGTGCATGGAGCAAATGGGGTATGGGTACTTTGTAGCGCGGATTCGGGATTATATTATTCTATTGACGGGAAAACATGGCTAGCATCTAATATTAAATCTGGGGGTTTTCGTCGTGCATTTTATGCCAATGGAATTTGGGTTGCCACTGGATATAGTGGGAATGGATTATATTGGTCCTCAGATGGAAGAACATGGGCCCAGGCTGATATGGCAAGCGACAGTTTTAATGATACAAGTAATGCCAATGGAATTTGGGTTACTGTTGGTGACAATGGAATATACTACTCTACTAACGGAAAGACTTGGACTATTAGTAATATAGAAGCGGGATGCTATGATGTATTTTATGCCAATGGAATTTGGGTTGCCACTGGAACAGTGGATAATGGTATATATTATTCCTTGAATGGTCAAACCTGGTCTACTGGTAATATCAAAAGTGGTGATTTTTATTGCGTACATAATGCAAATGGGCTATGGGTAGTAGGCGGTAGAAATACTGGTTTATATTATTCTACGGATGGAAAATCTTGGGTGCAAAGCAATATTACAACAGACACTTTTAGCAATGTGTATAATGCAGTTGGAATGTGGGTAGCTGGAGGCTGGACTAGTGGTATTTTTTATTCGACCGATGGAAAAGTATGGACGCAAGGAAACATTACAGATACTAGAATTGAAAGTCTTTATTATGATAATGGAATCTGGATTGCAGGTAATGGTAATTCTTCTCCCGGAGGAACTTATTATTCATTTGATGGCAAAAATTGGACGGCATCTGGGCTATCACAACAGATAATACCATTTGTTTATAGTTTTAATGGAATTTGGGTAGTTGTTTCTATACAGGGTCTCTACTACTCCCCCACATGGGAACCTACTATTCCTGCAGGTGATTATAAGTTTATATTACCGCTTTCTGCGCCCAGTGGCAATATAATGGAGAATATACCATTTATAGCGAATTCTATAAACTATACATCTTTAAGTGTAATTCAAAACTAAGGAGGTAAGTTCAAATTATGGCTACTCCAGAAAAAACACATGGATATACCATTAAATATGACTCCACCGTAGTGGGAGATATTGATACGGGGATTGCAAATGCAACGAACTGCTATATAACAATTAAAAAAGATACTCCCGTATCGCCTGCTTTTTATAACTGGTTTATGGCTAATACAACCAAGCTACCTACGGAGGGAATAATTAATCTCACTCCGCAATCTGGTATAACATACACGACAGAATTAGGTAATATATCACCAAATATGCTTTCTTATATTTCTAAGTGTATATCTAACAATGCTAATGTAACAAATGCAACAACAATTGTATATTATGATGATAAGGATAATAATCATTATAAAATCAGTGTTGCTGACGAAATTACAATAAGCTTGAACGGTACAAGTTACACCTTTGATGTAATTGGCTTTAACCACGATCAGTTGGCTGATAGTGCCGCCTATGGTGGTGTAACTGCAACTGGTAAGGCAGGTATTACTCTAATGATGAAAAATTGTTATTCTGTAAAATATGCCATGAACAGTAGCACTAGCGGTACAGGCTGGAATGTTACAACAATGAAAACATCGGTTATGTCATTGGTTGAAAAGACTTTGCCTAATAGCTGGCAAACAATAATAAAAAATGTAAACAAAAATTCTGGGTATATTTATGGTATAACAACAGACACGGTTACTAGCATAGAAAGGGTCTTTTTACTTTCTGAGGCTGAAATCTTTGGCGATAATGCTTTAAATTCTGTCTCAGATGAGGGCGAACAATATAAATACTATGATGTAGCAGGTTCAAGTGCTAGAGTACGCAGTGATTTAGACGGTATTTCTAGTGATTATTGGACACGCTCCATTTCTAGAAAAAACAGTTCTCAATATTGCTGTGTGAATACGGATGGAAATTCTGCAACGGCTGTTTATAATACTCAAAAAGCAATCGTTCCAGCTTTTTGTATTTAAATATGAAGCAAATGTTGAAGATTTACAACATATTGCAGAGCTCGTAAAGGAGTGAAATAATGGCAACAATAATTGATGGTTCTCTTGCTCCGAGAGGTAAGAAGGTAAGTTTTCCTAATGGAATGGAATGGTATGAGAGTAATATAACTAGTGGACGATTTCTCCGTGTGCATTATGCTGATGGACTTTGGGTCGCAGGGAGCACAAATGAAGGACTTTATTATTCTTTAAATGGTAAAACCTGGGCATAGAGCAATATTACGTCTTTAAGTTTTATTTCTCTATATAAAGCAGATGGACTCTGGGTAGCGGGAGGATATAGTACGGGTCTCTACTATTCAATCGATGGTAAGATTTGGAAACAAAGCAATATTACCTCTGGGCATATCTACTCCATATATAATGCTAATGGCCTTTGGGTGGTAGGAGGGTCTAGTAGTAAAGGTATTCTTTATTCAGTTGATGGTAAGACATGGACAAGTAGTAATATTACTTCTAAATAGATAGATGTAATTTATTATGCGGACGGGCTATGGGTTGCAGGAAGTGCTGAAAATGGTTATTACTACTCAACCAATGGTAAAACTTGGACTCAAAGCAATATATCATCGGGCTATGCTAACTCAATATATAAAGCAAATGGACTATGGGTGCTCGGAGGCAAGGGAATATACTATTCTACAGATGGTAAGACATGGACACAAAGTAATATTACGTCAAACAGTATGACAATCCATTATTATAGTGGAGTATGGGTGGCCGGAGATGGTTCTCAGCAAACAGGATTTTATTTTTCTACTGATGGAAAATCTTGGAGTCCAGCTGCCTGTAGCGAGAAATATGTACAAGTAAGTGAGATATTCGGTTCTTCGGGAATATATGTGGCTGGGATTAGTAAGGGTGCTTCGTATTCAATTGACGGTAAGACTTGGTACATAGTACCATTTAAAGATGTGCCATGTATTTATAATGCAAATGGTATTTGGGTTGCTGGGACTAGCTCGGGTCTTTACTACTCTCCTACTTGGGAAGTTTCTACTCCTCCTCGCACAGTAAGCCAAGAATGGGTATTAAAAAGCAGCGTTACTGCGAGTCCTTTAACTATCCCCGGAGAGAGTGGATTCCTGACATTGCCTTTAGAAGCAGACTTTTCAAGCGGCTTAACTGCTTATGATAAATTTGTATTAGTAGAGGATGGTTCGAGTAGTCTGAGTCTAGGCGACCACTTTACTATTTAATTAAGGAGGGAAGAATAATTATGGCTTATAATAGTTTATTAGGTTATGCTAAAGACGGTGTTGCTGAAGTGGTTGCTAGTTCTAAAACGACAATGAGCGTTATAGATCACTGGGCGCTTGATGCTTACCGTGATCTAAAATTCTACTCTCCAACAACTGGAGAATTAAAAACTTGGCTTGAAGCAAATGCGGTTAAAATGCCACTTACTGGAACATGGGTATTTAATGAGAAATTAACCGCTGCAAAACCGCCTCTTCGTACTGACATAGCATTTACTAGTAATGGGATAGAATTTACTAGTATAAACACAGGAGGAGGAGGCTTGGAGCCTACAAAGTCTTACTATCTTTTTTATAATGATACAAAGGTAAACAGTAACAGTGCATATACTGGTAATTGGGTTAATCAAGCTTACCGCACCATCACATTTACAGAGCCAGTACAGTATGAAGGTAATGAAGAATTTGTGCGGTGGTTTGTTGATAATGCGGCACCCCCCCCCCCCAAGCCTGAGTTGAGTGGGACCTATTTGTTTAATGCAGAATTAACAGTTCCTATTTTATCAGATGGCAGACCGTTGGTTGATGGAACGAACGACGCGTTGTCAGTTGGTGCCAGCCCGATATTTATCACAAACTCTGTATTTGAATGTGGCGGTGTTAGTTATGAAAGTATGGGCTTCCAAAATAACCGTCTTGAAAGTAAAGGGACACCCCATTTTACCTTCATATATTCACCCGTTTCGGGCAATGATAGTCGGGTATATAATCCAACGATTGACCAAGATGATGGCTGGAGCGATGAATCATACCGCACTGTTACATTCACAACGCCATTTCCTCGTTCTTCGAACACATGGTTCTATGATTGGTTTATTCAAAATACAACAAAACAATCTTAACTACTGCGGCGAGCCAACCACTCGCTGTAATTATATAAAGAATGAAAGGAGATAATCCTTTGAGTATATTAACACTAAATAATAAAATAATCACCTTAGGTGGAAGCGTATTAAATTACACACCTCCTCCTGCTCCTATGATAAATAAATACACCATACAAGTAAAAGCAGATTCTGACAGCTCTGTTACTGGTGTTTGTGATGGAACAACTGTAACTTTTCAAGAAGTAAGTACAGGGGTTTATAATGCCACGGTGACTAAAACTGGAACGTGGATAATAACAGCTACTAAAGGATAGATAAGCGCAACGGCTTATATTGAGATTAAGTCTAATTATTATGAGGAAATAGTTTATAAAGCAGTAGCCCTTACTTCTCCTCAAAGTGGGTTAAATTATGTCAACGGGGTTCCCAATGATTGGGATATTATGAAAGAAATAGGAAAAGCTATTTCTGATGCCTCTAGTTCTATCACTGCTAATACTACAGAACCGATTTATGTTAATAAAGGAAGTTCTTGGGCTTATAAAATTACTCCGGGTGATACTATTGCCGTTAATGGGAATCTATATGCGGTAATGGGCTTTAATAATTAGAAACTAACTAATACATCAAGCTATGGTGAAAATAATACATATGCTGGTTTAACCTTTGGTATGGTAGATTGCTGTGGGAAATACCCAATGAATAGTTCACACACAAATGAAGGCTGTTGGGGCGCAAGTTTAATGAGAACCTCAACTATGGAAAGCTTAAAAACAGGGATGCCTTCTACTATGGCGAAAGTTAGAATACCATATTACAAAGGTAATGGTCTCCTTCCGCTTAACAATGATGATTATATGTTCTTGCCCGCAGAAAAAGAAGTATATGGTGCGCGAAGCTACTCCCCTGTTGTAGAAGCAAATACTTTAACACAATTTGCTTACTATAAAAACGGGGGAAGTATGATTAAAAACTATGATGGTTCCGCTGCTTGGTGGTGGCTTCGCTCAGTTTATTCTTCGGACGATACCCAATTCTGCTGTATGACCGTTAAAGGTAGCGCAGGTGTCAATGAAGCGGGTTTCCTTGGCGGGGCGGCCCCTTGCTTTTGTGTATAACCTAAACCACATTGCGGTATAAGTTGATACATTAATCTAATGATTTAATGAAGGGTATACTTCTATTTTGAAGTATAGTTAAGGTAATACATTATGCCAAAAGTATATCTTATCCCCGCATATCATTATTCTAATAACAATTAAAATTAAAAGGAGGAAAATTTCATGGATGAAATCATTGCAATCGTAGGTAAAGTTCTCGCGGCAGCTGTTGTCGCGCTGTTTGCTTACCTAGTCCCCAAAATCAAGACTTGGCTAGATGCTAAGATCGGCGCAGAAGGAACCGCAAAAGTTCTGTTGCTAATCGAAAACTTCGTGACTGCAGCGGATCAACTCTACAAAGCAGATGATCCTACGGGTGTTATTCGCAAGAAGTACGTCGAGGATCAACTCAAAGCGCTTGGTTATGCTATCACTGATGAGCTAAATAGCTTCATTGAAAGTGCAGTCAAGAAATGTAACAAAGAATACAATAAATAAGAAAAGCCCCTTACTCACAAGGTAAGGGGCTAATTTTTTTTATGCGGGACCGATCGGGTAATCTAGTATTGTAGATCTCTTGGAAAAAATTTTTCCTTTTTAGGACAAAAGTATTTAATCGACATAGCTGATTTTTCATATAATAATGAGGGATGGAAAAATTCTTCCCAAATTTATTATGAAAGGAAATACCAAATATGTATCAAGGCTATGGACAGCAACCAGTCCGGGCACCACAAAATTATTTTTCAATGCAGCCACAGCAGACTGCTTTGAAGGGTCGCCCCGTATCTTCTCTAGAGGAAGTGCGTGCGACAGGAATTGATTTTGATGGTAGTGTTTTCTATTTTCCGGACATCGCAAACAAGAGAATCTACACCAAACAGATAGGAATGGATGGTACTGCTATACTAAATATGTATGAGCAGAAACCATTACCGCAAGAGGCTCCCGCAGGTACCTACATAACAAGAGAAGAATTAGATAGGGCATTGCGAGAACTAAAAGAAGAAATGCGGCAACCCAGCCTAGAGATCTCTAAACCTGAAGAGACCGATCGTAAGGCTGAATCGCCACAGTATAATTTCTAAGGAGGAAAAGAAATGAATCCAATGCAATTAATCGCAATGCTCCGTGGTGGAGGTAATCCACAACAACTTGTAATGTCACTATTACAAGGCGAAATGGGCAATACTCCAATGGGTCAAAATCTTCTTTCTCTTGCTTAGAAAGGTGATGCACCGCAGATTGAAGAAATTGCGCGCAATATCTGTAAACAAAAAGGTGTGGACTTCGATAAAGAATTTAGTGCCTTTAAACAGTTGTTAGGCATTAGATAATATATTTATTTAAGGAGGACACAAAATGTTCAATTCTAACTCTAATGGTTACAGCTTAGCAGATATTGCGGCTGCGACCGGTAATTCTGGCTCTAAGCAGGATGGCGTCTGGGGCGATGGATCTGGTGCCTGGTGGATTATTATTTTATTCCTGTTCTGCTTCGCTGGCGGCTGGGGTAATGGCGGATGGGGCGGTAACCGCGATGGTGGTTCTGCTACCCCTGGTGTTAATTACAGTCTTGATCTAGCTGGCTTAACCTCTGGCTATCGTGATGCTATGGGTTCTCGTGCAGAAATTGCTAATGGTTTCTACGACATTAATACTAATCTGCTGACTGGCTTCGCTAACACTCAGGCTGCTATGTGCGCTGGTAACAATGCTCTGCTCGCTGCAGACAATGCCAACACGAATGCTCTGTTAGCCGCGAATACCTCTACAACCAACACTCTAAACAACTCCCTGCAAAACCTCAGCACGCAACTCGCTTCCTGCTGTTGTGAAAACAAGTTCACGACCGCACAGAGTTTTGCGGACCTGAACTACAACCTTGCTTCTCTTGCTTGCCAGAATCGTCAGGCGACTGCTGATGCTGCCCGTGACATTATTGACAACCAAAATGCTAATACTCGTACCATTATGGACTTTATGGTTCAGAGTAAGATTGATCAGCTTACTTCTGAGAATACTTCTCTGCGTGGTCAGATTTCTCAGGCTGAGCAGAACGCTTATCTGATCAATGCACTTGGTGCTAAGGCTCCGCAGGCTGCTTATGTGGTCGCTAATCCCTACACCGGTACTGCCTATGCCGGCTATGGCTGCGGCGCCACTTCTGCGTGTGGGTGCGGTGTTTAATTAAGGAGGCAAGAAAATGGAAATTACTGCCAATGCTGTACAAACTGTAGCAGAAAATAGTAACGTATTATTTACAAACACTTCTGTAGCGGGAAGTGCCTGTATTGTATATCGTGAAGGTAGTGGGCTAGTAACCTTGCGAGGTTTGACTAATGGTCAATGTCGCGCAAGATTCCGCGTGACGTTCGGTGGGAATGTAGCGATTCCCACCGGCGGCACCGCAGGCCCTGTTTCAATAGCAATTGCCATTAATGGCGAACCTGTGCAAACTTCTACTATGATTGTTACTCCTGCTGCTGTAAATGAGTATTTTAATGTATATCGTTCAATGTTCTTGGATGTTCCTCGTGGTTGTTGTTCTCAAATTAGCGTAGAAAATCTAACTGAAGCGGATATCTTAGTCCAGAACGCAAATCTGACGATTGAGAGGGTAGCATAATGAAAGAATTTAAAATGATGCAAGACCAACTGATGTCGGTCGTCAAAGCACAAATGGGTGATCTGTCATGTGTTGATACTAATGAATTAGGCGAAGCTATTGATATGATTAAAGACCTCTCACAAACAATGTATTACTGCGCCGCGGCTAAGGCTCTTGAAGGAGAAGAACCTAGCGAGACTCGCTATTATGGCGGACCGCGTCGCCGCATGCCTTATCCAGATTATGATGAAGATACCTATTATCGTGATATGGATAGAGACAAAGGCCGTATGTATTACAAAGAAAGATATGATACTCGTGAGTATCCAATGATGCGTGACCGTAGAGAAGGTCGCAGTCCTGAACTACGTAAACACTATATGGAATCTAAAGAGTTGCATCACGATACCGCGGTTTCTATGAAAGAATTAGAGAGTTATTTAAACGAACTAAGTAAAGACATTGTAGAGATGGTTGATGATGCTACCCCAGACGAAAAGGCACTTCTACAGAAAAAATTACAAACTCTCGCATCTAAAGTGGTTTAATGTTTCATATTAACGGAGAAGAATGGCGCGTCGTTTATGTCGCGCCTTCTCATCCTAAACTTATTCGATCAGATGGAAGCGTTAGTATTGGGGCTTGTGACGATGATACAAAAACCATCTATATCAGTTATGAAACACCTCGCCACAAATTAAAAAAAGTGCTATGCCACGAAATAACTCATGCGGCAATGTTTAGCTATAATGTTGATTTATCAATCTAGCAAGAAGAGATTTTGGCGGATCTCATTGCAACTTATGGACAAGAAATAGTAGGCATTACTAATTGTCTAAATAATAGAATTAGGGGAACCTCTTGATTTGAGGTTCCCCCTTTTTTTTTATTGCCCTAAATGTTTTGAATATTTTTCGTGAACTAGTTTATATAGCTCACTACCGTCTGAGTTTCCACCCATACCTGTATAAATTTCATATTCTTTTTTCAGAGCAAGCCACTCGTCTACAGTAATCTGGTGGCTATCTTGCAGGACTTCTTTGCACTTTGCCTTGAATTGCGGGCCTTGAACGTCTAGAATGCCTCGACGAATACTTTCTACATCCTTGCGGACATCTTTTATGTCATCTTTTAGGTCGACCAATTCTGCATAAACTCCATCAATATCATCCTTGGTGTCTGACCGCAGTTTATCAATAGAGTCCTGAATGGTCTTATTGCTTACGGTTAGCACTTTAGTCATTTTTTCAAGAAGTTTATCGTCACGTTCTTCCATCTTGTGATCCAGGCTTTCCTTAAAGAGTTTGAAATGATGCTTCAATAGAAATCCTCCTCCGGTTACAACTATTCCAAAGAGGACTTCTACCCAATATTTCAGAATAAACTCTCCCATTGGTAGATACCTCGTTTCTTACAAAAAATAAGTTCATATCCCTACTATATTTGAAAAAACGAGTATATAGATTACATTATTTTGACCAATCTAAAGAAAAATTTTTTACTCCATGCTCGCCAATACAAATTGCATCAGCCTCATCTTCTGTAGCCTAGATTCCATATTTCTCTAAGACATGGGCTTGCGCCGCTGGCTTATATTCACTGCGGACGCGCCCCTTGACGCCGCAGGTTTTTCTCCATGTCGCTGCAGGAACAATAGTATAAGGAATGTCCTCCTCAATGCAAGTTACAATCAAGGCGCCTTGTACATGAGCAAGTTTCTTGAAGGTTGTAACACCAATATTTCCTCTACCTAGGTCTTGAAGCTGAATGTCTTCAAAATAAACTTCTACATTAGGTTTCAAGGGCTCTAGCTTATCAAGTAGCCACTACCGCAATTTTACAATGCGATGCTCATAATCCCCAGAAGGAGAGAAGACCCCATGCGCAATGAGGTCTTTATCCTAGAAAATTGCATAACCCGTAAGCTGAGTGCTCTAATCAAGAGCAACGATAAATTTACTGGCCACTTGATCCGAAGCCTCCTTTTCCACGGTCTGTTTCGTCAAGACTATCAACAAGAGAAAGATTAATCTCTAAGACAGGTAAAATGCAGAATTGCGCGATGCGGTCGCCATAGCTTACCATCTGGTCTTGGTCGCTGTCATTATGCAAAGACACTTTCCACGTACCTCGATACCCTGCATCGATAACACCTACGCAGTTTGAATTACGAAGATGCTTCTTGCTTGCTGTACCACTCCGCGGGAATACCGCCGCAAAATAGCCTTCTGGAATTTCAGTTGCGAAACCTAGATCAACCATCACACTACTATGCGCAGGAACCCAGAAAAAATCTCCTTTGCGGGCACCGATCGGCGCATATAAATCAAAACAGGCATCTGTATTATGTGCCTTAGTGGGCATCGTCGCAAATGGCTCAACTAATTTAATTTTTACATCAATCACAGGTCTACCTCCACATGATGCGGCAGGTCATAGGTCGCCGCGATTGTGCTATCAGGTTCCTTCACGTCATTGAATACTAGCTTAGCTTTCACCACTTGATATTCTTCTTCGGTTTTTTTATTGTATTTGGTTGTATAGGAAAAACTTTCCAGTTCGCAATACTTGAGATTAGACAGTTCTTCCCGCAACTCAAGCGCATCTTCTACAGTGGGTACACGATAGGTATTAACAGCATTAATCAGATAAGTCATAATCTTCTCCTTTAGCACACTTCAATGCGGATATTGAGGTTCGCCGCATTTGCATATTTTTTGTGTTCAAAATCTTTGAACTCTTGTTTTAATTCGTCTTCTGTATATGGAATGGTATTTGCATTCCCATAAAAAACCACGTCAAATGCTTCTTGCGCGTAACATAAGTCAGTCAGTGCATCTTTAAATTTGTCCCAATTATTTGACAAGGCATATTTAGTAATCGCAGTTCCTTGGGTTTCATATACGTCAATAGTAGATAAACCGCTCATTCCAGGTCGATAATCAATAATTATAGTTTTCATTTTGATTTAACTACTCCTCTATCATAGTCAAACAGCACAAATGCGTGGGTATCTTCGGGATCATTATTTAATGTTACCCAACATTCAAGCGCCATTTCATCACTTGTTTTCTCAATGGATTTAATTTCACCAAGTTCCTGCAGAATTGCGAGGATATTATCGCGAGTAATGTGCCTAAATTGCGGAGACTCTTGATGGAATAGAGTAAAATACCTTAACTCGTGATTAAGTAGCATATAATAATTTGCATGATGCCAATTCAAGAAATCTGCAATTGTCTGATCCGCAGCCGCAAGATCTTTCTCACTCAATGGCGGTAGTTTACCATAATTTATCTGATTTAATTCATAAATGGTCATCAGGTCATTTCTCCTTTATTTCATAAGGAAGAATTAATGAATTTGAGGAAATTTCCTTATAATGGTTATTACCTCCAAGCGATTTTAATTCTTCTGGATTTAAATGAGTATACACATAAATGCGAGTATGTGGTATAACACGGAGCACTTCATGTATCACCAAATCGGTGAGAAATAAATTATCCTCACTCAGTGGCTCACCATGATTAATAGTTAAAATAGGTGAGGATAATTTATCAAGTGCTATGATTAGGTTATTTAAATCAAATAGATTAAATTCTTTTGCGGCGAGGTCCCCCTCTACAGCGGTATGAAACTCAACTTGATTTGGTAATACAGTTATTTGTGAGTATTTCATTAGTCACATTTACTCCAGCCGCAAGACTTACACTGAATACAACCATTCTCATGTGAAATCTCAGCGCCGCATTCTGGACAAACATTGATAATAGTTTGTTTCTCTTGCTTCGGTTTAGTTGTTCGTGTAATTTGATCACTTGTATACACGCCTAATTCACATTTTACTTCTTGTTCCATTTCTACCAATGCATTACCAACTGCCATAGGACAACAAGAGCCAGGAGATGTATCTTGCGAAATTGCTCTGCGGGTAGCATAACTTGGACAAACGCCTGTGCTGTCAAGTTGGTCTTTAATGTCTTTAACACTTACACCTGCGCGAGCTGCTATTGACACCATGCGGCTGAGCCCTGTCATGAAGTTTGCGCATCCACCTGTTGATCCTTTACTCAAGAATACCTCCATCAAGTTACCAGAGTTGGGATCAAACCAAGCCTGGACATGAAGGCTGCCGCAACCAGATTGTAGTTTGCGTTTTCTGCCAATGAGTTGATCTGAACATTTGATAATCTCACCTCGTGCTAGAGGGACTTCTTTTTCAGCTGGCTTATCAGAATCTTTAACTAGGATACCCTCTCTAGCGCAACCCGCACGATAAACTGTAACACCTTTGAGATTACTTTTCCAAGCATACATATACAACTCTTCAACATCTTCAATCGTTGCGGAATTAGGTAGATTGATTGTAGAGGAAATACTAGCATCAATATGCTCTTGCCAGACTGCTTGCATTTTAATGCGCTCTTTTACAGGAATGTCCTCAGAGAATACAAAATAATCAGGCAAATCCTCTCGCTTGGTGCAGTCGTGCTTAATCATATAATCAGCAACAACTTGCGGATGCATGGCATAAATCTCATCCTTATTAGAGAGGGACTTTGTTGTGCGGGTATATGAATAAGCGAAGATTGGCTCAAGACCTCCACTTACACCGAGCATAGTAGAGATACTTCCTGTGGGTGCAATAGTAAGTAGCTGACTATTGCGGAGACCCGTCCGCCGCACTCTTTCAAGTAATTTTGTACTTTGAATGCCCTGGACGCAATGGTCATAGAAGAAGGGTGTTTCAACAAGTAAATCATTCTTACACTTGTTATACTTACCCTTGTGAATAGCCAAGAGAGAACTTTCATTGATTGCGGCTCTAGCCATTGCATATCCAATTTCATCACACAGATAAATAGCTTCCTCTGACCCGTATCGGATGCCTAGCTTAATGAGGAGATCAGCTAGACCCATGATTCCCAAGCCCACCTGCCTCCAGTCGCGCACGCTGTCTCTTTGTTCTTTTAGAGGATGGAGAGGTAAACCTTCATCAAGGACATCATTCAAGGCACGAGTTGCAATTCCAACTGCATTGATAAATTCTTTCCAGTCAAATTTCGGCTGGTCTGGATCGGTAGAATCTACAAACTCGGCTAAATTCATCGCTCCTAGAAGGCAGCTCCCACCCGCGGGCAATGGCTCTTCAGCACAAGGGTTAGTCCCGGCAAACTGGAATTCCGGATCGTTAGACAGCATATTATACTTTTCAATATTGTCCCAGAATAACATACCAGGTTCCGCATAATTCCAATTATTCTCGCATAGAGCACGATACAATTCTTTTGCGGGCATAGTGCGAGTAATGGTTTCACCAGTTTCTTTGCGAGTGAAGGACATCTCCCAATCTTCATCGTTTATCACAGCTTGCATAAAATCATTAGGAACTCTTACAGAAATATTTGCACCAGTAACTTTGGTTAAATCATTTTTGATACTAATAAACTCTGGAAGATCGGGATGTCTAGCATCGATCGAGATCATCAAGGCCCCGCGTCTGCCATGTTGACCAATCTGATGAGTCACTTGGCTAAACGTGTCCATGAAACTAACTGCACCGCTTGTAGACTTTGCTTGATTGCGGACACGCGCACCTGCCGGCGCAAGTTTACTAATATCAATGCCGCATCCTCCGCCATAAGAGTAGGTTCGCGCAAGGTTAGAACAAGTTTGATAAATAGACTCTAGATTATCTTCGGGAGGCGAGACTACATAGCAGTTTGAGTATGTTACCCGCTCTTCATCCTGGAGATTACGATTGGAGAGGATACGACCACCAAATAAAAACTTGCGTTCCGCAATAAGTCGCCGCGCATCTTTATCTCCACCACTCACTCTATCAAGCCATTGATCAAACGTCTCTCCTGCACGTTGATATTTCTTTGACCAGATGGCTTCACCAATTGGATTATTCTTTCCAACAAAATCTTGTATAGTCAATTATTCTTTCCTCCTAAATCTTGTATATACTTTATTTAAAAAATCGCTCAAGAGGATTAAACAATTTTGTCCAAGGTTTTCTCAAGAGCATCAAGAGCACGCCACAGTAAATGGTCGCCATTTTCAATGCGAGTAAAATGTGCTAACTTTCCGATAGTGTGCTGCTCGAATAAATAAAAATCATCTTCATCGGCGTCGTAGCGGCGGAGCACTTCCCGCACATCAGGTTCTTTTTCTCTTGTTAATTGTCTAATCAATCTTTCCTTATCCGTTGCAGTAATATAGATAACATATAAATCAATATCAGGTCTATTCATTAAAGAGATAATTCCTGCTGGATTAAATACACCAATGTTAGTTTTTTCTGCGGATAGAGAATCAAGTGCCGTTCCATACATCCAGTTATTAAATTTTGTATACTCTAACATTCTACCATCATGTACCATATCTGCAAATGTATACTTGTCTACAAAATGATAACTAAGCCCATCAATTTCTCCTTGACGAGGGTCACGGGTAGTGTAGCTTACAATCTCATGTAAATCATAACTTCCTAAATTACCCGCTAAAACTTCATCAAGTAAACAATTTTTGCCCGCGCCGGCCTTACCAACCAGCGCGATCACTTTATACTTCATCATCTTCCTCAGCTTCTCCTTTTACTCTTTCTCCTTGTAGTTCTAAGTCTCCATTGGGTAAGACTTGAGTGATACGATAGAGCTGGTGTCCAGACGACGCCGCGTAGTTACGAGATACAAACATATCTTCTCTGCGGAAACCTTTCACCATTATCATGCTACCGCGATTAAACCAACTATTCTCAAGAAATTTCTTTTTCCCCGTAGTTGGATCAATAGTAGAAATGCGGCGATCAAACATGGAGAAATATTCTTTTGTAAACTTTACTGTAACTACACCTTGTGTTGTGAGTAGATATACAGTAGACTTTGCTTTATCTTTTGCAATACAAGTGCCGCAAATTTTATTCAAACGATAAATGGGAATAGAAGCATTGCCTCGTTGATATATTCTTTCAACGACAGGGACTTCTGGCAGGTCTTTGTAATTACTAATACCGTACTTATAAGTATTAGCGTCGATCAACTCATGCGGATGGTAATAAAAACATAGGGCATCCATCTCCCAGGACGAGAGATTACCTTTGCCGTATTTCTCCCATTCCTCCATAAAGATTGTATCATTGAGGGCATTGAGAATACCTTCTTTATCACTTGCTATCCAGTCACGGAAAACGTCCATTTGTTTTTGATATACCTTATCCCACATTTTAACGTCTATAAATGTGCGGCGAGACTCCGTATTAATAATCAAGAGATCAGACAGGTCATGCGCATTAAGGAACTCGATTACTATATCATTAGCTAAATACAAACTTGGGTCAGGGAGATACTTGCATTCAGCCTTGAGATAACGAGTAAACTCATAGAACCTGCGGGCCTCGATCCGTTCTGTAGTGTCTTCGGGCAACAAACCATAGCGAATTAAACCAGGAAGGTTTTGTAAAGTAATGCGTTTTTTCTTATCGCATTTTAACCATACATATTCAACCATAGCTTGATAGCGAGGTTCTAGAGAGTCAAATGCGCCACCTTTAATTAGGGAGACCATTTGCTGCGCCTTGGGATGCACTCGCGCATAGAAGTCATACATTGAGACATAAGGACGATTAGCTATAATCTGTTTGATAAAATCATCAGAAATGTTTGCGGCGCCCTTTAAACCATATAGAATACGATTATTTGCGGCGTCAGGTTTAAAACCAAAACCAGACTTGTTAATATCAAGAAGAGAAACTTCAACACCAGAGTCTCTGATTTCTCCAATTGCTTTTGCAACTTTTGAATAATCTGTACTTGCGGTTTTGCGTACCTTGCCACTTCTATCAGGCAAATCTTCAAATGTTATTCCATTTGCTAAATCGTCTGCCTCAGGAGCATAAATATCAACAATTTCACTCTTGCTTGCATCTTCTAATGAACCACTATTTACAATCAGGCAAGCAGTATTCCAATAAACTGGATTCCAGTGAGTAGCGATATATCCAGTCTGAAGCCCAAGAATCGAGTATGCCAGAGCATGAATCAAGCTAAACGAGTAACCCATCTGGGGTCCAATGCCATTTTTCCAGACATACTGGCCTAGAAGCTGGCTTCTTGCGGACTTTAAAACCTTTTCATGTAACGCAGGAATTTTTGACATCTGCTTCTTTCCAACGATTTTGCGGGCGGTATTGGCGTCAGCTAATGAAAAACCGCAGATATTCGGGTCCATTAGCATACGCATAAGCTGCTCTTGACTAGGAGGAACTCCATAAGAAGATAAGAAGTAAGGCTCTAAGATTTTTTGCTCAGTTTTAGATAATCCTGCGTCATCCATTTCTTTATACCATAGTCGGATATTATCTTTAAACCGCACGTATTTATCCAATGGCATTTCTGCACCCTTTTCAGAGGGCATCAGTCTCATTAACCCATTCGCGTCCGCGAGCTCTTGCAGAGATTTAGGGGCAATTTTTTTCATAGCACGCCCGCCCACTTCTGAATCAAATTGGAACGCATTTAATACCTCTCCATCTTGTAGCGCTTTCCACATATCCTTGTCCTCCATGGGGAAAACGTCAGGGTGAAAATACTTGTTGTAAACTTCTCTTAATGAGAGAGTTGGATCAATTTCTCCATCTTCTTGAAGTAGCTGAATAGCTTGGATAATTTTATCAAGAACCTCGACTACCAGAAAATCATACTTGACATTGCCTGCCGCTTCTAGCTTATGAAGATCCCACTGAGTAATAATTTCTCCCTTGGGGGTTTTCATAAAGCAGCAATGCTCAAATGGGTCGTCACTAAAAAGGATTACACCAGACGCATGACTTGAGCGTTTATTGACCAGTCCTTCGATATTAAGCATAATATCAAGCAATCCAGGGAATTGATTAACAAAAGAAAGGAATGATTTAACCGGTTTGCGCTCCTTCTCTGGATTGCCATGGATAACATCTTGCAGTGGCCATAGGAATCCACGCTCAATTGGAATTAATCCAGTCATATATTGAGCATCATCTACGTCAATTCCAGAGGGATAATCTTTAGAACGATATCCTCTGCAGGCAGTCAAGATAGCGCTTTTTGTGGTTTCAGTTCCGAAGGTCGCAATCATTGTGCAACCCAAATTAGCTTTAAACTGCGGATCAAGGTCTGTTTTGAGATATTGCGCTCTTTCAGACTTAATCTCGGATAGTATAGATGGACGGCGGGAAGGGGCTAAATCAAGATCTATATCACCTAGCTCTACGCGCTCTCGGTTTAGATACCGAAACCAAGGAAGATCATATTTAATAGGATCAAGCTGGGTTACATTTAATAGATAGTGATTTAAGCCAGAACAACTAGACCCTCGACCTGGTCCAACCAAACTACCGCATTTCCAGAATAAATCAATATAATGCTGGAGGGTAATTGGATAAGCAAACATATTTGTGTTTAACTTTTCACCAATTATTCGTTTAGTATCAGCTTCTTCTTCAAGCCTTGCTACATAGTCAAGGTGCTTATCCCACTCACCAATTTTTTGTTCAAGGCCCTCAAAACATTGATTAACCCAATAGCGTTCTTGAATATTATTTGAAACAAACATTTGAGCAAGAGTAGGATACTCTTTTACCTCTGCGGCCATGCGGCTATTTTTGGGATAATCTTTTACAGGAACTTCGGTAACCTGCTGAGAGTGAGAGAGGTCATAAAACTCAATTTTCTTAGCTATTTCCATGGAATTGCGGAAGATCTGGTCGATCACTTCGTCAGGTAGCCCTGCCCGCAAATTTTCTCTTATCTCTTGTTCATCCATGAGATAACAATATTCATAAAACGAATCAACCTCACGCTCGCCTGGTTTGGAAGTTAAATATGCTTTATGAACATATCTATCTTCTTTTCTTAAATAGTGTGAATCGGAGCCAACGCACATTTTTATACTAAATGCTTCTGCAATCTTTATGAATCTCTTGTTTGCGGCAATCTGATCTTTAGATTTTGCAGGAGCCACTTCAATATAAAAATCATCACCAAACAAATCTAAACAGTATTCAAGAAAAACTGCTATTTGATTATGGTATCTTTGAGCATTGATTGTATCTAACGCATTTTCACAATCAATCAAATTTAATACTGATGTACCAAGCTCTCCGCCAAGGCAGGCCGTCGTTGCTATAAGATGTCCACGAAAACGAGAATAAATAGATTTGAGTTCTTCTTTCAGTAGAGGAACTCTTTCCATGCCTCTGTCGTAGTAGCTATTCAACCATGCCTTAGTAGACAACTCCCGTAAACACCTATGTCCGATTGCATCTTTAGCAATTAAAATGAAGTGATAATATTTCTGCCCTTTGTCGCGAGTATCTGTTAAATAGATCTCATCGCCAAGAGCTACTGTAAATTCAGGGTGCGTTTCTTGCAGCTTTTTAGTATATTCATTTACATCCATATGCGCGCATAAGGCCTCATGGTCAGTAATAGCTATTCCCGCTAAACCCAATTCTATTGCTTTATCAATAAGCTGGATGGGATTATTAATACAATCCAGTAGACGAAGATTCGATATTGTAGTGTGTGTATGGTTATCAAAAACCATTTAATCCCTCCTTATTGATTTAATCGTGGTTTATAATAGGAATTTTCATTTTCCGGGGTTAATAAAAATCTTGTTGTAGCCAATTTTAAATCTTCTATGGTGTAATCTTTATCATATGGAATACGAATTAAGGGAATGTTATTTTTAAAGCAATATTGATTTTTTATTAAATCTTTCTTATGACGATTCTCAAGATTTTCTATTGAATAATTATCCCAACCTGCTTTTTTAAAATGTTGTTCTCCATCGTATTCAATTAAATATAATAATTGATTACTTTTATCTACAATGCCAAAATCAAAACGCAAATTATATCCTGAAGTTGGATCAATTAAATCAATAAAATAATATTGTGGCTGATACAAGAAATGATTATTTTGCATTAATTGTATAATTTTTTCTTCATTTTTACTAATGTTTCTACATCCACAACTAGTTGTGTCTCCATTTCGTAAATAATCCCCAAATATTATTATATCTTTTTTCCCACAATTTAAACAATCACAATACCAATATATACCGGTTCTATCTTGTCTTGGACGAAGATTATCTGGCACCCTTTTTGTCACTTTTAAATGCCCATAAATTTTGCCAGATTCGTCTTTAACATTTTTTCACTCATCTGTTTTCCATTACATATTTGACATTTTGTACTCGCTCCAGATTTTAAGTGTTTATAACCAACTTCTTTTATTGTTTTATTACACTTGGTGCATAAACAAGAGTAATAAACCATGTCTCCTTGGTGGTTCGGAACTCGTTCTAAAACCTTCCAATAGCCAAACATCGTTCCCGGCTCTACTTCTGTTGTGCGATTGCCTTTAGTGCAACCACATCCAGTAACTTTACCTTGTCGTAATTCTGAGGCTTGTTTAACAACGATAGTATGTTTATCACATTGACATTCACATACCCAACTAGCCTTATTTTTTTTTAAATTTTCTGTACGATATAACACTTTTAAATTTCCAAACTGTTGATTAGTTAAATCAATAGCATTAGTAGCCGCTTTCCCACTAAATGGAGGATATTGCTTTTTTAATTCTTCTAATTGTATGTCTGTCATATCTCTAATCATTCCTTTATTAATTTAATACAAGAGTAAGTTTATTAGAGGCCCGTGTTACCGCGGTATAGAGATGTCTTCTATGAGTTTCTTTATCAAATGGAAACTGTTCCTCTATTGTTAGAATTTTACTCCATTCAGATCCTTGTGCGCGATGCACTGTACAGGCATAACCATAATTAAATTCCAGTGGCGCGTCATATGGGTTTCGCTTGTCTTTTGCAATTAGATATTCTTGTCTTGGTGTTAATAACTTTTCCCCAATATCCAATGACTGTTTATCAACACAAATTTCCTCATATATATCGTGATCTTCTGTTTCCAAGTCAACACTATATGTAGGAACCCAAATACCAGGGTCTTGACGGCCAAGGTAATAAAATTTTTTTTCCTCTCTAATGTCAGTTATCCAGCCAATAGAACCATTTACTAATGGATTTTCTTGAATTACAGAACAAGTGTCCCATGAATTGCGGAGGCAAATAACTTTGTCTCCTATTTGTGGTAATGGACCAAATCCTTGCTCCTGCCGCATAAAACTATTTATATCCTTACGAGTTCTGTTAGTAGCGCATAAAATTTGATCTGCCCAAGAATACATTCCATCTACCAAGTCTTTTGCCAAAACAACATTGGCATCTTTTCCTTGGTATGGCTTGATAGGGCGACTTTCACGAATATCCATGCTCAAACGGATAATATCACTTTCTTTGGCTTGTCGCATCACTTCATCAAGGAAAACATGGGGGTTACCTAAAAGCCGGTTGTCGTCTGACGCTAGGATTGGGGGCAATTGCTCAGGGTCACCGAGTGCTATAATGTGGGTAGGATAGCTTCTTAAAATCTGCCACATTGAAGCTGGACACATAGAACATTCATCTAATACCACAATTTTAGGATCGCCATCTAGATGAGGACGTTTACGATATACAAATCTTCCATCTGCTCGTTGTTCAGAAAAATATATTAGTTTATGAATGGTAGTGGCATTAGGATTACCTTTTTTTCGTAGAACCTCAGCGGCACGACCTGTAAATGCGACATATTTAACTTTTTCCTGCGGAATTTCAAGCGCATCTATGATGAATTTAACTAGAGTAGATTTCCCCACCCCAGCATAGCCGGAGATCACACTGAACTTTTCTCCACGTTTATAACGATTTACAACTTCATGTAGGCCCGCAAGTTGCTTAGGAGTTAATTCCACTTTGGCTTTCCCTCCTCCATGATTCTTCTTTTACCCGATCTACCCATTTATCAAATTCTTTTTCTGTCATCCAACTTAAATCAGTCCCTACAGGAATACATATTGCTTTTGGATATATTGTTTTAAGTTGATTAAACATTTCTCTAACCTCATCAACAGGCCAAATATTTAGATCAAATTTAAAAACTAGTGCGCTAGATTCATATGGCTGAGGATTAAATTCGACTGTTAATTGTTTTAGGGTATTAAATTCCATACTCTATATTCCTCCTATTCTATAAATATTATACCATAATTTTGAAAAAAAGTCAATTTTTAAAGCAAGTTTTACCTAAAAAAATTACCTAAACCCTATTTTAATTTACGCTTGTCGCCGCAAACGTTCCAGCCAGCATAAAGAAAAAAAGCCAAGTAGACAACAATATCTACTTGGCTTACATTTAATTCTCTACAAAATACTCATATGCGATAACCGCATTATCTTGCCGTTTGGCATAACTCCCTTCTTCGTTGCGCTCATAGCACTTTGAAAAAGCTAGGGCGGCTTGCCGCACATCTGTCATCTCAAGGAAATCACTATAATCAAAATTTTTCTTATACTGATTGCCAAAAGTATTAAATTCTTGTTCCATTGTTTTATTTAGATAGGCCAATTGACCTTGTAAGTCCTCTTTATACACTTCACTACAATATTTTAACTTCCATTGACAAATGCCATAAAATTTGGCACTTCCAAGTGTATAATCAAGAGACAATGTGTTTCCTCCCACTTCCGTCATCATATTACCTATAATTGCGGCGGAAACTACTTCACTATATCCCTCATCAATAAGGTACTTCCAAACAATAGTCGCAACAGGGTATTCCCGCATCATTGGAGACCACTTAGCTTCCTTTTGCTTAGCTGTATATTCTTCATAGTCAGCTTGCGCCGATGCTAATTCTTGGCGGGCAAGGACACGAATATCATGTGTATATTCATATCCTAATTTTTTAGCACTTTCGTCCATTTGTCTTGCGGCGGTGATTCGTTCTTGCGCATCAGACACTTTAAGATTAATTTGTTTAATTTCTGCATCTGAATAAATTGTTACACCTTCAAGGTCATCTGCGTATACAGAGTTTGCTTGTGAAATCGCAAAGCTAAATCCCATAGACAAAGCTAAAATAATTGTTACTATTGTTGTAATTAAGCGTTTCTTCATAAAATCGCTTCCTTTCTTGAGTTTTTTAGGCTCAAGTCCGTTGTGCGATTGAGAATCAAAAATAATAATCTTGGCGGTTTATAATATCATAATTCTCAATAAAAATTTGGGGCTTGGTAGAACCTCGGTAAGAATTAGAATTGCAAGTACCGAGAATATCTACTGTCACACAACCAGATTCCGAGTAAAATTTATCAAACTCTTCCTCACTTGACTTGAATTTGATGCAGTCAACACTATTATTAAGAGTAATCTTTAATGTAGGTCTAGTATCACGCGCCATAAGAGTGAGTTTTTCTTTAGGAACCCGCAAGCCTTTAATGACAATTTTAGCTTCTGGGATTCCCTGTCCCCATAGCGATTTCATTGCGGCAACATCAAGGATATCCTTCCCGTTGAAATCGTCTGCAGCGTATACAAAATCTACATCATATGATGGTGTAAAATCAAAATCCGCAAGTTGCTTATTTGACCAATCAATAAACTTTTTCAAATTTTCATCAGTAAAACTAACGCCAAATGCATTGGGATGGCCCGCCGCAAGTTCTGTTAGCTCAGAATCAAGACAAAATTGACGAAAATCTCTTAGCTTTGACTTATCATATCCTCTTGCTGAACCAGACCAGTGAGCTCCAGCTTCATCAATGATTTTATTTAGCAACATAACTGGACGTTGATATTTTGCCATAAAACGATTAGCAATTAATCCTGTTAGACCTTTATCAATAGGAAAATCTCCCGCTTGAATAATAAGTAACTTATTATCTAATAATCCACAATCTTGAATAAATTCATCTAACTGTTCCATAGCCGCATCTTGTAATCGTGTTTGTCTACTTTTTACATTAGTACAAGTTCGCACTGATTGCTCAACAAGCTGTTCTGTTTGACCCTTACAACCTCGTTTAGTTGAAGGTACTAGGTTATAAGCTTTCCATTCCAGCATAGAGTCAAATAATAAGAACTTTTCATCAAGCGTGCCAACTCGTGTTACGGCATTAACCAAAGGCGCAATATAAAATGCTTCACCTATTGATGTTACTTCGTCACCTAATGAATAGGATTGACGAAATACCATTGTTTTGAGGAATGGATTGCGGATTTCGTTACACCCTCTGTTCACAAGGTATCTTGTTTCATAGTCACGCAAATCCATAACATCTGCGGTAAGTGCCAAGCTAACAAGGTCGATATAGTCATCTGCCCACCGATTGCCTAGCATCGCATCCAAACATTGACAGAATTTATATACCATCGCGGCGCCGCATAGTGATTTAGTAGGATAATCGCACATCTAGTTATTGATAATTACTGCATCTTTTGATAACTCATCTACTTGGTGGTGATCAATAACTAGAACATCAATTCCCTATTCTCGTAAGATATGATGGGCCTCTAGATCATTAGATCCAGCATCTGGTACTATAACCAGTCCTACTCCAGCGGGCATCTGTTCAAGGAAGATACCGTGTTGCTTACCTGGGTGGTGAGTATAAATAATTTTATTCTCTACAATGCTGGGTACCAAACGATGAAGATAATTCAACAAGATAGCACTCGCGCAATATCCGTCGCAATCAGCGTCCACAATGCACCAAATAGGCTTCTCGTCTGCGAGGTGGCGCAGTAACATTTTTGCACCCTATTCAATGTTATCAATTAATGTAAAAGGTAGATTGTCTGCATCAGTAGTGTTTAAATAGTGAGAGATATTCTCTCGCAAAAATCCCCTGTTTACTAGTACCTATTCGGTAGCAGTTAGGTTAGGGTCTCGTTCTGCGATTAATTTATAATCCATGCTCACTGTCCTTTCTAAACATTACCTATATATTTTGAAAAAACTGCTATATAAATTATCTTATTTTGTCCTCATTTTGGAACAATTCTATTCTTGAGAAGATACTCAAATTTATCCTTGCTTTCATCAATAGGAGAAGAATGTAGGCTAGTAATACACTCTTTGTCAAATATAGCAGTTATCTTTATCTCATTGTTGTATTTTTTATAAATACTTTTTAATTTTTTCTTTAATCTTTGAAATTCATCGTCACCAATCTCCACGAAGTCACGATCAAATGCAATTACCAACTCACGCACCCCCAGCCGCACTAACATTTGTACTTGTTGCGCAGATAGGTTACTTCCGCAACAAGCTACTGAAATATCATTTGCGGCGCCGTAAAATGAACTGTGTTTCATACAACTCTTTTCTGATTCATAAACAACTGCGACTTTAGCTTGAGAAATATTTTCTTTACTATTGTTTAGATTGTACAGATTCATACTCAAAGGGTGAGAATACTGTGTTCCATTTACAACAAGTGGTCGATATTTACCAAACCGATCAGCCATATCTGCACCTAAGAATCTACCACGAATACCCACAAGACGATTATCTATGTCAAAATGCGGGATTGTGATTTGCTCAGTTGCGGGATAATAGCCTATAAGATTGCGGCGAGCCACTTTTGCGGAGATGCCCTCATCCTCCCAAGACATAATGCGAGGATAGGCAAATTTAGTCAGAATAATAGGATTGTACTCCGGCAGTTGGATGGTCTGGCCGCACGATTGTGGTAATGAGAAACTATGTCTATCAAATAAACCCCAATCAGGTAGTTCCTCTATTTCCTCTTGTGGAGCTTCTCCTTCAATACCAAAATACTGTGCTACATAATGCATTGCATCATATAGCTCCCATTCTTTGTGCCATTGTAATTTAGCTACTTTAATAACTAATTCAAATATATCAAAGCTACCGCAACTAGTATAGCAATGACACAACTTTGTACTATTATAATAGTAAAGTTTATGACTGCCTTCGTTAGGAAGATTGTGACAAATTGTATCAGAGATAATAACATCATCACCACTATAAGAAGGATTGCCGCCTAAAACATCTAATAGATCATACACTTGTTCAATTTCAAGTGAATTTTTAAGTTCATCCTTATTATAGTAGTAAGCCATTTATTATCCCTCCACGATAATTTGAGTTACCTTTTGCTTTAGACCATATGTCTGATTAACATACAGACACACGAATTTGTTTGGCTCCATACGCTTCTCACTTTCACCGCGCCGTGTCTTGAGAATGCGGTCATAGCAGACCTGAGACATCTTGTAAGTTGCGACTTTATCATTCTTGTTCTTCATATTATTCTCCTTTTAAAACGCAGATGGCTCATCGTCCACCATAATTTTTATATCTTCTATTGGCTTTAGTTCATGTCTGTAGTTTGTACAAAACATAGGTTGAATACGACAAGTTCCCAAATCAGCATCGCACCACAGATAAACTCCTTTATAAGAACCACGACGATTCTTGTATACTGAAATTTTCATATTAGGAACCTTAAATCTTGAAGAAGAAGCTACTATAGGTTCGATTTTAACTAGATCATCTTTTGTAGGCTCTAGCATTATTGCGCCAACGTCTACTTTATCCGCTATACTCTTTGACGTGTAATTCTATTATTTCTAACAGCACTGACTATATTTTAACAGTATAATTTTATATACTGCCATACCTCTTTCGATTTGCATAGGCTTCGTTTCCTAAAACCTAACTACGTATGAATAGTAGTTCTACTCCCCGGCATTTCAACCTAAGGGATAGTCGATAGCCCGCGCAATTATTTAAATTTACTTTCCATTATAAAACTCTGGTTCATGTACCATTCGATATAGAGTTCCGTAACCAACATAACATTCTTCTGTTTTAGAAAAAGCGGATAAACTTAATCCACTCTCTTTAAATAATTGAACAATTATATCACGGTCGGCGGCTCCATACTTGGCTCGATGGGGATTGTTTTTAAATACTTCTGGCATTATATGTTTCCAAGTCTGGCCATGCCACATTCGTAGAAATCCACCATAATTTATTTTATCTTTAAAATATTTATTGTGAATATCTCTACTGCGACTTCCTTTTGCATATTCTTGTCTACAAAAAATAACATCTTCTGTTGATAATTTAGCCATGCCATGATCTTCTCCAATACGAAGTGAATTTTTCCCTGGAAGATCTCCGCCTGGGGTTTCATTATAATGCTCTCTATCTTCGTAAGTATTATAAAACTCTATCCAATAAATTTCTTTTTCTTTTAAATCTGTCTCAGAACATTCTTCTAAAATATCCCATTCAAAATTTTCAAGGCCATATTTTTTAAATGCTCTATATAACGGTTTAGATAAGTCATCTTTTCTTTTTCCTCCAAGACCATGTGAAAAATGATCTTTAATTCGTTTTTCTATATTTTTTGACAATCCAATATACATATGACCATTTATCTTATTTGTTATTCGATAAATTCCACAAGACATTTAGGCTTCCTCCTTTCTTTTATTTTTTTAATTAAATAATGGAAAAATAAATTATAATTGCATGAGACGGGATTGCCTTCAACTTTACTTGGTCAGGTTTCCCCGTTAGCCACAAATTTTGTGACCCCCATTCATAAAATGGGATAAGGTATGTTAAGGCACAACTTACAGTTTACCTCTTAATAGGTTTTGATCTGGAGTTTCCGAATCTTGATAACTAGCATTAAGCTGAGTAGCTGAAATAATAAATATTCCATACTGGTTACAAAGATCTTTTAATCTAGTAGATAGCATAAATAAGATATTATCTTCACGAAGTTTTACTCCTCCACTACGGCGAGTAATTTCTTCAAGAATCTTCATGCTAGTTTGGATATAGTCGAAGCAGACATAGCGCACATCGTGCTCGCGAATATACTTTTTAATTGCATTTTCAACATCTTGCAGGGAAAAATCTGGCATTTCTTCTATCCAAAGAGATATTTCAGATAGTTTTTTCGCAGCATATCTAACTCGTTCTTCTTCACCTTGCTCATATCTGCCTGTAAGGATATGATCCTCATTTACATCGGCAAGAAAAGCCATAGCCATGGTTTGCACTTCACTTAGGTCTTGCTCTGTTGCAATAAACAGTGTAGGTTCTTTCTTGCCATTTTTAATCCACATATCAAAAGCTGGCTCATAGATCTCATCGCTAGCAAAGTTACACGCATCAGCTACTAAAGCGCGAGTTTTACCTAGGCCTGTCGCGGCTGACCGTAGATAAAATTTTCTGAGTCTAGCCCCTCGCGTTACGGTATTGATTAAAGAACCATAAAGAGGGATACCTACTTCCGGGGCTTGTTTGAACCTATCAATTAATTCAAGTGCCCCTTCACCCGCTTGATACCCGTCGCCGCATTCTTCGTCAGCGTATTCTGACTTAATCCTATCAATGCGTTCGTCTATTAAATTGACAATATCCTTTACGCTAGTATTATCTAACCATTCTTCCTGTTCTTGTTTCTTCTTAGTATCAAGAACATTAGTAGGATCATATAAAAAACTAACATCCACACCATAATTATCATACGCCCGCAACAAGGTCATTTTCTTGAGTCTCGTATAATAATAATTGAATGTGTCTCTTGTTGCAAACTCTGATGCCTTGGTAATATATTCAACACCCTTATTTTGTTGGAAAACACCATAAAACTTAGGACGAGTAGATAAATAATCAACAATAGTCTCAAGATTTACACTACCGCCAAGAACAACGATATTATACATAGCGCCGAATACAATCTTATGAAATTCTTCTGTGAAATCCTCTTCTCTGATAACATATTTATCTTGTTCTTCAAGGATTTTGGGGTCATTAAAAACAGACCCTATGACTTGCATTACAGCAACCGTGTCAACATAATTACTGCTTATGCTTCATCGCTCCCTTCCTCAAGAAATGTAAATAATCTCCTGTTTCTCTTCATGGGTTTGCGGCTAGGGGAAGGTATATGGATTTCAACCACTGGAATTTCTATTGTATTCATAGTATATATTTCGTTAATTCTTTCTATATTTTCTTGTTGCGCTAGCCAGATGTGGTAATAATACTCAGCCGCTTCGGGGTAGATATAGGGGATTATACCCACGCCTCCATTAGCTTTTGTTTTATCGCCATGCTTTATTTCATAGAAATATCGCAAACTTTTCAACATACCCGTATAGGTAAATTGATTTTCAGTTGCGTATTTTTGAATTTGCCTATTTACCTTATCTGGTAACTTATCATAACCAAATAATTGTTTAATATATTCCTCAAGCGCAGTTAAATCTTCATTGGGTGGATTTTCAGCGTCATAACACTCTTTATGCGCGTAGCGTCTTTTGCCGGGAACGGCTACGCAACTTACTTTGTCGCGGTCAAACTGCTTGCCGCAATAAAAACATTTAACCCAGTGTGCGATAGCAATTCCTCCTTTACTTTAATGAGGGGAGAATTTCTCCTCCCCTCGCTATTTCACTTGTTCAAGTCACGCATTTCAAGAATAATTAGGTTGAGCATTTCGACCTGATCTGGTGTTGCCTCACTGGCTTTCTTGCCCTTGCCTAAATACCGCTCAACGATACTAGTAATCTTAACGCCATTGCTAGAACTCTTTGTCATTAGCTCACCAGCCAGAGTCTGGAACTCAGCCATTAGAGCATCATAGTCCAAGGTTTCTGCTTTAGGAACTGGAGTAATACGTTCATTGGTAATGAATTTATTATCGTGTTCAGCGGCTTCCTTATTAATAGCTCTGCCAACAGCTTCGGTCAATGCTTTATAGTTCATAGGAATTTCTTCATCAAGATACTTAAATCGACTGCCGCACTCAATAGAGCCATCAGAGCAACGAAGCGTCAAAACACTCATTTGGCCAACTTCTTTTTGATGAGCATAACCATAAACGTCTGCCATGCCCGCAATAACTGTGCGAGTAGAATTGTTCAATGCAGGACGAATAATCTTGCTCTTCCCATCTTCACTCACAATTTCCTTGTCGTGGCCAAGGAAAACTACGGCATAACCAAGCTGAGACAGAGTACGGAATACGTCGTTAAACTCATCCTTAAACCAGGTATAACCCTTACCATAACCAGCATCAGCCAGGTCTTCAATTCCATGCTGACTACAAATGTATTTCTTGCAGTAATCGCTCGCAATGTCTACGGTATCTACTACTATAGACTGGAACATTTCTTTAACTTCTGGCTTTTTCAGCTCTCGGCAGACTTGACGCATTTCACTCCAAGAAGTAATGTCCTGTGCAATAACACCTGGTAGAGCATGATATCCGGGCTCTAAAGCAAGGAGCAGTGCACCTGGCATTTGCGTCGCCAGTGTAGTCTTACCGGTCTTCGGCTGGCCATATAGATACGTAATGTAGCCTGTAAGATCGGTACTCACGACATTCGGTTTTAGTGCGGTTAAATTAATTGCCATACTCCTTTATCTCCTTTTCTTAGAAATTATAAGTGCCCTTCGCAGTAACGACGCCACCAGTGGCAGGCTTAGCAGCAGCCGCAGTAATAGCATTGCCCTTAGAAGCACGATACTCCATAGTGCGCTGCTTTTCCGCAGCCAGATAAACCTCACGCTCGGCAATGGCTGCCGCAAACTCAGAACCCAGAATGGAATCCTCAGTATCCCACTCATACAGATCAGGCTTGGCGCCCTTCACAACATAATCCTTATAAGAAGAACGAGTCTCCTTCACCAGAGCCTCACCGAATGCAGACTCCTCGGTAGTCACCTTCACAATAGTCTGAGAAATAATCTCGCCCCAGAACTGAGTAAAGATAGGATTAGAATTAGACGCATCCAGACTCAGGAAGTAATTCATAGCAGCTGGATCAGTAGCGGAGAACTCCATAGGCAGCAGCGCATTACGGAAATTAAACACAGCGCCCTTAATAATCACCTTTGCGGGGATATCTTTCTCAGCGTCAGCTTCCTGCTCCCGCACATTGGTAATAACAATATCAACCTTGAAGGTAGCACGCTTGCTCTCGTCCTCCGGCAGCGCAGTCTCAACATGGATGAAACCACCAGTTAGACGCTTGGTAGACACAAGAGCATCATTATTGCGTGGATCAAACCAATCATTCAGCTCAACCGCGGTATTGCAACGAACCATCGTCGCATTCTCTTTGCCATCATTCATAACAGTCTTAAACTTGCCGTCAATGATATTCTTTAACACATTATAGGTGTTATTAGGGCCGCCATTCTTAGTCGTAGCAGTCACATAGCTGTAATAAATGGGAACGACGTTTAGACCCGCGTTATCGGTCACAATATTCAAAGTACCCTGAATAAACTCAGTACCAGGATTCTTAGAAGTAGAGCCAGTGACCTTCTCCTTTAGATCGTGACTATAAATATAACCTGTAACAAACGCTTCATTAGTCATATTCTTTTTCATCGAAAAATTTCTCCTTTATACATTTTCTAATAATATTATACCATATTTTAAAGCAAAAGTCAAGTCAGGTAGTTGCGGACGAGCTTGCGGAGAGACTCCATAAACCCAGGGGTCTTAGCTACGGGTTCGACTGCCGCAATCACTTCTTTCTCTTGCTTTTCTTGCGCGGAATCTTTCTTACGAGGCATGCGGCCGCAAGTAAATTTTTCAGTACAATAACCATATACCTCGCACTTAGGTTTGAACTCAGCCGCAATTTCAGCCCATTCCGGACTATAATTACTCAACTCTTGTTTGAGTAAATTCATAAACTCTCTATACTCCCATAGCGCTCGACTACACATTCGCTGATGGGACATATCAATAAGATGTCTTGCATTAGTGCGAATTACCATAGTTGATTCCATATTAAGAGGTAAAATTCCTCCAATATCTTCCTTTGGAACGCCTAATGCCTCAAGATCTTTATAAGTCTCAGAGATTTGATACATTACCCAATCATATCTATCCTTGGCTTCTGGATTTTTAAGGATAGATGGAGGAGTAATATACTGGAACTCTCCATATTTTATATATCTAGTCGATGCTTGCGTACGAGTTGGACTCCCCGCGATATGAGTGTAGATTTCGCGTTCTACTCTAGCTGAAAAGCCCTGGATAACTAGATATACTTGCGGGTACTCTAGAGCTCTTCCATGCCCGCTTGTTAAGCAATCTTTTCCACGCTTATAATTTTTAATAGGATCAGTTGTATCGGAACCATAGCAGACTCCAGTACATTCGCCCATTAACGTAATGGGGTCCTTTGTCGTGGCGGATAAAATAGTAATTTTCTGCATACGCGCTTAGCTTCCCCCTGCTGTCTTGTTCATACCAAATTTCACGGTTTGATAAAAGTCGATATAATACTTTTCTCGTTCATTCAACTGCGGCCGTGGTACTTCCTCAAGAATCTCAAATGTGAAATTCTCTGGCCCTTCCTTTGACATTGCAGAATAGAGTAAGTTAGTTTTGTTTCCGTTTACCAACGCAGCTTTGATGTGATCGCGCCATCTTGTTCTGCAGTCCACCGACTGACCAATGTAGATCTTACCGGTCGTAATACTAGTAATTTTATAAATAGCGCAAACCTTTTCTTGACCTTTAGAAAACAAGTGAGACATTAGTATGTCATAAGCTGGTTTGTAGTAAACCTCCCAAATAATCTTATCAATGGCTTCTTTGCGGTGGAAGGTCTGCTGTATGGTACGAAGACTCTTTATATCGTCTTTATCATTATCCGTGAGTAACATACGATAGAAGTCTAATTCATTTTGAATCTTCTCTTTACGAAGTTGCTCCTAAATATAGGCAACTTGTTTAGCCTTAAGATCTTCAAGCTAGGTTTCCGCTCGCCGCACATCCTCGCAAACAGATAGATAACTACTCATTTCATCGTCTATCAGACTTCTATACTCTTGTTCAATTTCTTGTGAATAACCTTCATATGCTTGATCGAGAGCACGTTTAGCTTCCATTTTTGCATACTCGGTTTGTATTTGCGTATGTCTTTGTAATTCATCTAATCGTTGTTTCTGTGCATCAATTCTTGAAACTAGACTAGATTGATCAATACGCAA